GGTGAGATTGAACTCATTCATCCCACCCATTTGGCGTTTGTCAACTCGCTCGCCCCAATGAAAGTCGCTAAGCTGCAGCGTGGGGACACCCGGCGCCCCAGCCGTCTTGGGCGACACAACCCATTTTGGCAACTGTAGCTCGGATAGCTCCAATTTCGCCGTGCCGATCCACTCACGCAAAATGGCTGCGGAATCAGCACGACTACGGGCCTCCGCCAACTCAGCGCGCAACCCGGCGATGATGGTCACCGGGTCGTGTTTGGCAGCGAGATCGTCTAGTGTTTTGGGCTTAGACATCGTCAGATGCTCCGATACGGGCGCGGAATTTCGCCGCTACCTTGGGGTCGGCGAACCACACGCGTTTGGGGTTTTTGTCACGCGTCCACACGATGTGCGCCTTGAACTGCTCGCGATACTTGCCAATTTTGTTGTTGGCTATTTTCGCGGCAGTTAGGAAATCCTGTTCGTAATCGTGCTCTTCAGGGCCAACTCGCAACATAGCGGCGAGATGTTCGCGAATGCGCTTGGGGATGATGACGGACTCATCGTGTTTTACGAGTAGGTCGCTTAGGGTTTTTGCCTTTGGCACGGGGCTTACTCCTTGGTTTAAAAGGTAGGGTATTGCGGCGGCGGTACGAAGCGGTAGCTCGTTTGTTCACAGTCATGCGTATCTGCGGCTCACCGTAGTGAACGCGTACTTCAATGCCGTGGATCAACCCGCAATCGCAGCAAGCGAGATCCCACGCGCGCGGCAGGTCCTCCCAAATGCCGGACCACACTTGCGCGTATTTACTGCGGCGTTTTACGGATGGCATGATGCGCTCACCAACAGCGCGGCCGACATTTCGCTATACGGCTCAACACGCGAATAGTTTCCCGATCCGTCGGTGGTGAAAGCCACGAACGTCACCGTGCCCGATGCAACGGGCATAAATGTGTAGGTTGGTTCTACGTCTGTACCGTTGGAGGTGTACAAGAGCGTGCCGCCCGATGCGGTAAGATCCGATGCGGTGTACTCGTTTTTGATCGGCCACGTATAGGCGGCCGGCACCGAATAGATCACTTCGCGGGTGCGGCGCGTCTGGCGAAACGGGTACAACGTGATGACAGCAGCGTCTACTTGGTTGCGCACGGTCATGCCAGGGCCTTGCAGGTACAGGGTCGAGGCGGCGTTGGCGGCGCTCCAATTGACAAACCCGAAGCCGAAATTGCTACTCGAGTACCCGGTGGCCCATTGGCCTGCGGTGACGCGCAAAGCCGCTTTGGCGTCAAAGAAATTCCACGTGGGGTGGTTGAACTCGAGCGCCGCCACGAATCCCGCGATCGCGGCTGAATCCCAGGAATCGGCGCTGGTGTCGAGTCCCAGGTAGCTCGCTGACAGCCCGAATTCCAGGCCCGAGCCGTTGGTTCCAGGGCCATCGCCGGAGTTGGGTGAAGATGCCGTAATCATGGCCGTAGGAGGCGCGCTGCCGGCGGGCAACGGCAATGTGCCGATCGGCTGGGCGTAGGCGATGTCGCCACTCACCAAAGAAGGGTAGTTCGCTTGATCCGTGGCCGTAGCAAAGCAACACAAGGAGGCGTTTATGACTTTATATGGCGCATGGTTGACCGTTAGACCGCTGGCAACAGACGTGTAACTCGCGCCCGTGTTGGAGCTGGCCGCGATCATATTCGCTACCGTGCCCGCGCCGTAATAATCTACGAATATATCGGTATCGACGTGGCCCGACCCCAGCACGGCGTTGATAGCAGGAGCTATAAACGTATCGGCATGCGTGGTCGCGTTGAGTACGTTAGGGCCTGCGTGGGCGGTTCCAACTAGAACCGCCCAACACAACAGTGCGCGTAAATTCATCCTTAAAAACACCAATAGTGAAGCGACCCAGTAAGCGCCACAAAATTCAAAGTCACAGCCGCCGTAGACGATGCCGACATTCCCACGGCGGTGTTCGCACTGGTGCTGGCGCCACAGGAGGGCGCGTAGGTCCAGGGCGCTCCAAAGGTGATAGTCACGGAGGTCGCGGCAGTGAGCCCGGTGATGTGACCGTGTTGGTCGTTCCCATCCAGAGTCCCAACATTCGAAGCCGGCAAGGCAACGCCCGTCAGAAGCGCATGACCGTTGGCGTCCGACACAATGCAGGGGCCAAGCTCACCCGCCAGATCGCCCGAATCCGCGATGCTACCGGCGGTATCGCTGAACGATACGCAGTCTTGGGCCGCACCGCCGCTGGCGCTCGGGGGTGAGGTCATGGAGGGGACTGTATTCAGCCCCGGCGTGGTGGAGGTGGTCTTGGTGGTGCCTGACACCGTTGGAGTCGCGACCGGGAGCGCTCGAAAACGCCAAGTTTGGGAAGTCGTTCCAACGGTGATGGCAGCAGAAGAGGTGTCTAAGTACAGGTGCAATCCGCCAGTGCTAGTGCCTTTTAGAACAAACACCGCAAGATCGCAAAACTGGGGAATAGTGTAACCGCCAGGGAAATTGACCGCTCGGGACCACGCGCCTGAAGCCATCACGTAGAAGCCATTCTGCGATGCGGTGGTTTGTCCCCACAGGAGGACTACTTCTCCGGCGAATCCTGGTATGCCATCGACAGTTTGTAACCCGCTCAGAGTGGTGTTGGCGTTGCTTGCAACGTCCACGGCGAGCAGCGCTGCCATGAGGTTGGCTGCCTGAAGGGGATTGCAATCTACGGTTACGGCGCTACCGGTCGTAGAGTTGCATTTGATACTGCTGGCGGCCATGTTGGCCAACTTCGCGTTGGTTACCGCGCTCGCCGCAATGGTGGTCGCCACGGCGCCCGCGCTAGTCGTGACATCGCCCGTAAGAGCAGGCATGCGCCCCACGAGCAACGTGCCGTTAACGAGCGCTGACGCGTTCAGTGCGGCGTTGGCGTTCACGTAGGTGAGCAACGCGGCGGGCGTCGTTTGGCACGTACCGCTCGTTGCGGAACATGAGCCTGATTGGTACATCGGCACGGATTCGGTGCCGGTAATCGCCGCGCCCGTGGGAAGCGCGTTGATTGTTACGTTCTGGCCGAATGCGCCAGATGCGAACAGCAACAAAACGATAGCTGAAGGCAGCCACAAGGGGAGTGAGCGGTAGAGCGATTTCATTGATACACCAGAATTGCGCCCGATCCTGTGGCGAGTGGCGTGCCGGTCCCGGTCACGAGATAGTGAGTAACGGGTGGCGGCCCGGAGCCTGCGCCCGTATTGGGTTGCGTGAGAATACCCACGCCACCGTTGAGGAAATAGGCGCAAGCGATAAGGATCATGTGTTGCTTATGACCGCGATCTTAAACGCGGCTCCTTTGGGTACCAGAAAATACTCTGTCTGGCCCGCCGTCATGCGCATATTCGTAGTTGCCGCAGTGGGGTTCAGCCCAATCTGCACGCTACAGATTGCGTCCGCGTGAACGCGGATCAACACGGTGTCGTTTTTGAACGCAGCCGATTGCGCCGAGCTGCCGCCAATAGCCACGGTCTGTGATGCAAGGCTGGGCGTGATGGCCGCCTGATACAACACGGGCACAGGCTGCGAGAATTCCTCCACGTAGAGCGTTGCGGCCCAGGTGGGCAGAGTGCAAAACAGGAAGGCGAGGGTGAGGGAGAGAGCGAAGGAGAGTTTACGAAACATGCAACACCTATATAACTATTGGTTCAACTCAAAACGCAACGCCCACGAGTCGGGTACTACGCCAACAAGCGGCGCACCGGTCGGCTGATCAATGCTTAATTCTAAGATCTCTATATGCCCTGGATAGCCGCGTCTTATATACAACGCTTCGCCGATGAATCTTTCTGATGCGCCGTGCGGCGACGTAGCGGTGACCGTTTTAAAACCCTTTATCATGATTCTTCCAACCCCGGTATGATGGCGCGCGATGTGCAGAGGCAGTTAATCAACTGGCCCGGCAACACCCATTCTTGTTCATCCTCGTCCCACATCCCTTTACGAATATCAAACACTTTGTTGTTCATCGCAACGTGGGTACGACGCTTCTTTTTACCCGCGCTCGAATGTTGCCAAATGGCCTGTGTAATTCCAAGCTCCGCCCTTCGTGTGTTCTCGATCGTCGCCTTGGCTTTCGCGTTCTGGTCCCGCGCGATCAAGGCCGCGCGTTTCGTCGTAATATCGTAGCTCTCGCGCAAGCTCTTGCTCAGAGTGGACAAGTCTGAGCCACGTGTTACAGCGCGCCATACGTCACCCTGGACTTTGGTGTGGAACTGCTGTTGTATTGACTTGATTAGCCCAACATTCTCCGCGACAGTTGCACGAAACGACTCCAGCGAGGCTTTCGTCGTTTTGAACCGGACCGTAAAGCCTGCACTTGAAAGGGCAGCTCGAAATGCCGTGTTTGTCGAGGTGAACGATTTCGCCGCAAATTGCTTCGCCAGCTTGTTGGCCGCTTTGTCGAATTTCCCCGCCCATCGTTCACCCCATCGTTTGAGTACTTTATCCAACCGCGTGATTGGTGAAGATGCGTCGTATACAACTTCTGAACCATCTTCACGCACCAACCCGGATGGTGTGCGAGGCTTGCCATCTAACGCTATCTGCGCCGGCCGCTCCAACTGACGCAAGAGGTCGCCGTGGGCCGAGCGGATCAATCGTTCCAACTCGTTCCAATACCACGCCTGCACGCCACGGTTCGGATGAATCGCGGCGATGGTGCGGAGCTGTTTGGGCCTACGGCTTGTTTTTGGCATCGCGTTGAGCCGCAAGGTAGCCATCGCGCCACGCGCGGGCATAAGTCATGCGAACGGTGGATGGCTCAACGCCTGCCGGAAATGCAGACGGCTGCCTCTTTTGGGCGTAGAGATAGCCCCGATGTATCAGGCTGGGTTGTCGGCGGGCCATTGTTGCACCTGTGCGCCGACCGTTCGGCTCCCGCGCACCCTAGCACACCTTAGCTCCCGTGGGAACTGCCGCGCTTGACGAGTCCGGCTTTAATGGCGGATTCGATAACCTGTTCTACGTACGGTTTGAGTAAATCAATCGGGTGAAACCGGCTCACAGGAAACTGAGGGCCTAGGCCGCCGCGATTCCGGTGCGGGTCATGTACTGTGGACGGCTCGAACTTCCACGGGGCGCGGATGAGCCCCGGCTCGAACGGTTTCTTGCAGGCGATACAGATGCGCCGCACGGGCGGCCCGTTGTTGTTCACGTAGTGACAGCGCGCGCAGATCATATACCGTCCACGTAATACACGGTAGTGCGCCCGCCGCGGCCAATGTCATGGCCAGCCACGCCTACGATTCCCAAGCGTTTCCACTGTTGGGCCGTCCTGTGCTTACGCCACACGCGGCGCGCCACCTGAGGGTTGATCCGCCGCACATAACGCCACGCTTTGGCCCGCAACGCTCGGTCTTGGGCACGAGTTAGAAACGACATCGGGCCACTCTCATCAATGCCGCCCACTGCTGTGCCGCGCCGACTCATCGCGTGGCGTACGGCAACACGTATTTTCGCAGACCTGCGACGAGCCAATAATCGCGGTAAGCACTCTCGGGCGACACGCCTAGCCCTACTGTTCCGGAGAAACCGCAAAACCAACGGCCGCCAGCAAACCATATGTGCGGTTTCATTACAATCCCTCCCAATCATCTCTCATAGTGCCCCCAACAGTTCGTCACTGAATACCATAGCGGGCCGCTGGTATGCAAATTCCATCATCACGCCATCCGCAAGGTTGGGAGAGGCAACGTCGTCGGGCGTCTTATCGATCATGAGCTTGCCCGTCTTGCTCCACGTGCGGGTGGGTTGCGACAATTCACCCGTGAGCTTGGTGAGCAACTTCATCTGTGGATTTAACGAGATAATTTCATTCGGATCATACGTATAGCCGGGAACGGTCAAAGCGTTATATGTAATCCAAAACCGCCAACGGAGGGCCATCCAGCTTTGCGCCTTTTGATTCTCGAGGTAATCCTCATTCTTGCGGTCCGTGCCCGGAGTTTTGCGCTCCGGATCTATTACCGCACCGCTGCCACGGAAACCCGTAACGCTCAATCGATACTTCGCGTTGCGCTTTCGGCGTTCTTCCAGTTCCATGGCTAGCATGGACGATGCCGGCGCGCCCATGCCATCCTTATCGTAGTACAACTCACTCGCTTGATGCTTATCAACAAACTCAACAGTGCGCCGCACAGAATCCATCATGCGCGCTTCCTGACCTTGCCACTCTTCGGCATCCTCAACCTGGATACCATGGCGGAATATGTTGGTATTTTTATCCTTGCCGGCATCAGCAATATCCCACGCGACCCGACGCACGCCGCTAACTTTAATACCCAGCTTCGCCGCCGCACCGATGGCCGCCTCTACCCATTCCTGTGGGATAAGCACGCCTTCGATAGATGCCTTGAAGTCGCGGTCATACTCCGCGGCCTTAACCACGGGGTCGAGCGAGGCGAGATACTTGGCGAAATCAGGGTAGGGCACCTTGATGCCATTCGCATCAACGTAACACTTGCGCGGATCGTCGTGATAGTCGAAGTCGAATCGATCTATCTTTCCGCCACGGGCGCGCTCGGCGAACGTGTTGTTGAGCCCATTAACTGAAGACATCTCAATACGACATCGCGTGTTGGCTGACAGTGCTGCATCCACGAGCTTGGGTCGTTCGACGAACGCAAATTCATCGACAAAATACATAGTTTTACGGCCGCCTCGGCCAATGTCATCCCCTGCCTCACCGGTGGCAGAACTGTTTGTGTCATCAAACCATGTACGTTTGTGTGCATTGTTACGCTTCCAGTCCCATGGGCCACGTATCTCACGCGGCAGATATTTAACGAATGTGCGGCCTTTCCAGAACAAGCAATCGGGATCGCCCGAACGGTCAACAAGATCCTCTTTACGCGAACCAAAGCCGAAGCTAACATCGTTGAATAGGCGACACATGCACATGGAAAACGCCATGGCGAGCCACGATGCGCCGCAATCACGCGATTTGACCTCGAGGCCATCTTCTTGTTGTTTGAACTTACCCCACAGCCATTGGGTAAACTCACGCTGCCGTGGAAACAAGATGAACGGCATCATAATGGGCTTGCCAGTGCCCGCATTGCGCGGATCGACCGTCACGCCCCAGTCCTCGATCATGCGGTCGATGTTGCCCGCACGATAAAACTGCATCATCGCTTGGAAGTATTGCGGGCCGGTCTTGGGATCGCGCAGCTTGGCCAGCATGCGCATGCGCTTGGCCCAAATAGGCGCATAGTGCGGGTGACGCCAGTCGAATTGGGGCTCGCATGCAGCTGCTGAGTTAGCCACGAGCCCCCGGTCACTCAGCTCCGCGTTGGAATTTACCATAATCGGCCGCAGTGTAAAGCGTGACGCGCATCACTTGCAAACTGACGCGACGGTCAGTATAGTTCGCATCACTGGTTACGGAGATACGCAAATGAATGATTCTTTCGGAGATGGCAAGGTGTACGTTGGCGCCCCTATCAACGGTCGGTTGGTGGATTTCGATGCTGCGGTAAATTTGATGGACGACGAGCTGCGCGAACACATCTACAGCACCATCGTCTCGCCTTGCACCAATCAACAATTCATAGACGCCTACACTATGGCCCACGCGGCCAAATTCGGCGAAGTGTTCAAGGTGATGTGATGACACGCTTTGAAGAATTACGCCGCGAGCTGGCCGTACTGGCCTACCAGCTCGCCGTGCACAAGGAACGGCTCGCGGCCCAACGCGCCAAGGTGGAGCGATTGGAGGCGCAGTTCAACTCCACGCAGAACGATCTGCTGGAAGAGTACCGTAAGCATTTACCCAAAGGTGTCGAATGATGTGCGAAACACATACAGTGGTGCTTGTGATCATCGGCTCGGTGTGCGGCACGGTGATCAGCGTCCTGGCTATCGCCGCGCTCGCGTGGTGGCAGGAACGCTCATGAAAGCAATGCGCCCCATGCGCCGCAATCTCAGCAAACGCGAGTTAGATCGGTTGTTACGAACGGGCGAGTGGCCTGCGGAGCGCCGGGTATTCGCGCTCGCATCTGTAGTGAGAGTCAAGCCGCCCGATCCTGAATACGCGGGCATGCGCGCTGGGATTGATCACATTCGGCGATTGATTGAATCGCCACTCAGCCCATTAGTGGACCCATTAGTGGAGTGGTTTTTAACTAATCAAGCACGCATCGACGCAACAGCGCGGGCAATAGCTAACCCGCCAGCTCCAAATACATCCGCGCCGCTTCCTCATCCGAAAGCGTCACTGCGACAGTCGCTGTACGGGCTGCTACCTGAGCCGCCCCAGCAGCCGCCGCCCCCGCAGCAGCCCCCGCCGCCGCGCCGCGGGCCACGTCGCTAGCCGAGTCACCATACGCGCCTGCGGCCTTCAGCAGTCGCTCCTTGGCTTTGTCCACATCGTGCGTAATCAACTCGATTGAGCCGTCCGCTTTGGCTTTCACGCCCTTGTAGAGCGCAGCGGCCGGTCCCTCCAGCTCGGTCGTGTCCGCGATAAGCGTGCGCTGCTCGCCGAGCCCCAGGCAGCGGCGGCAATCGGCGTTGGGCTTGGCCCACTGTTCGAAACCATAGCCGCCCGAGTCGTCCGGTTGCGCGGGCGCGGGTTGATCCCCCTTCAACGCGCCGACCTGTTCAAACCATTTCGCCATGGCTTGCCGATACTCCGCATCATCAATCCACTGATACGCGTTGTTGGCACCGTGGCAGTAGCGGCAATTGAGCCACACGTGGCGTGATAGATCGTTGGATGTTTCCGCCGCCTGCACAATTGCCTTGTCATGTTCCAGGATGCGTTGAATGTTGATCACCGCGTTCTCGCACGCAAGATCCTTCAACGCCTGGAAATACTCTTGCACTGCTGGCTTGTAGGAATACTCAATCGCACGTTGATACTGAAACGCTGGCCCCCACGCCTTCGCGCCTTTCTTTGTACCGTCGTAGCCCATGGCCAATCGGTACGCTTTAGCCTTGTTGGATGTTGCGGCCCAGTGTTCAGCGAACGAAGCTTCGGCCGCGTTGCACGCTTTGCGCGCCGCTTCCACGCGCACCATCGCGCGCGACTTTTCAACTACCTCCACGGGGGTGCCCGCGGGAACTGTCGCAATTTGGTTCATGCGTAAAAGTATGTAGGTTTGCGGTTAAAAATCAATGTATAAGCCTACGCTTATTAGTCAAGCAATCGCTTAAGTGTCGTCAGTTTTCATATAAGTCCACACTTATGTAACGCGATCACCACGAGCTTGCATCTTGCATCTTGCATCTTGCAAGAATGACTGACCGTACCGTCACGGGTATGTCCCCTACCCTTTAACGCAATTATTAAAAGGTATTATGTGAGATATATATAGAATGTAGAAGAGTAAAAATAAGTAATAGGGTTTAATAATATAGAGAGAAGCAGGGGGTGGGCGTCGTCGAATTATTGACGCAAGAATGAATAGCTGCGAGGATAGTGGCGTTCTTAATTAATAGGTAATAGCCAATATGACTTCGATCTATTCACAACGATTGCTGGCGGCGCGAGCTGGCGAAAAGTTCTTCACCACGGGTAAGCCCTGTAAGTACGGCCACTATTCGAAGCGGTATACCAGCACGGGCGGTTGCGTGACGTGCGTAAGCGTGGTGGTGTCGCCGAAGCTCATGCCGTTTGACGGGGTGAAAACCTACCAAAGCGAAAAGCTATTGACTTTGGAGGAAAGCACCAACGCGGAGCGCATCGAGTTGCGCTTGTATTTGCAGCGTTGCATTTTCGAATTTTGGCGCGTCAAGCGGGGTGGCCAGCTACCGGCCGGTGCGCAGGAGGCTTGTGAGTATTGGAGCAAGCGCGACTTGGCGTACGAGATCGAAGACCCGCGTAACCAAAGCGAGTGATTGTGATGTATTTCACTTGACGACTGACCGCCCCGTCAGTATTCTACGCACACAGTCACTCGAGGAGCCCCAGCTATGAACCCCTACGACAATGCCCCACCCGTAGCCCCGCGCGACCCGTGGGCGCAGGAGCCGATTAAACGCGATCGCCGCAGCAAGGTGCGCGGCATATGAACGTACGCCGCTTTGTAATCGAAGCCATGCTGGCCGCCCGTGCGGGGTGGGACCGCATAGGCTACGGACACCGCATCCATGTGATGCGCACCAGCCCGCGGTGGAGTCTGCTGCCATGAGCGGTCGCACCGTGATGCGGGGTGCGGTGTCTTCGGATTTCCGCGAACGTGTGCGGGCTTGGAACCAGCGCAACCCGTTCTTCAATCTGGAGCTTGCGCGTAACCTGTACCGATATTCCAAGCAATTGCGCAGACACCACGTCCATGTGATGCGCACCAGCCCGCGGTGGGGCCTGTTGCCATGAGCATGTATTGTGTAGCTCCGTCAGAGGGTGGCAAGGCGAACATTCTCACCGTGGAAGGCAAGGAAACAACCGACTCGATCCACCAGCTTAATGGTGCCGAAACGATCCGAGTCTTCCACGTGGATTATGAAGAGGCGTGCCGACTGATACACAACTCCAGCGGTCGCACGTTTCACGTACACGTTGACCAGTTCGCTCCGCCTAAAGTCGAATTTGGCCCGGCATTCCGCGTGGCCGCGTATGTTCGGGTGTCTCGATTGAGCGCACTGCAGTTTCTAAATGACGCGTATTACGCTCATCGAGATCGCGCGGATGTGCGGATAGCGTTCCTGGGTAGTTGTTTCTTCATCGGGTGATGCATGATACGCCTGAACGACACACCACCATCGATCTGTGTAGATACACGCTTGGGTTTCGTAGAAACGGCAATTCGACACAAATGGAAGTTGTTTGTAGGCCCTTTATGGAACGCAGAGATGTATGTGCCGTTAGCCGATGTGCATCTCGCGCGAGCGACGGTGTATCATCTTGCACCCTTGGGGGCTTGGGTCGATGTTATCCCACTGGAGATATAACCGTGCGCATCCACGAACGCTATTACTACATCGGTGCGATTCTGGCCGTGTTGCTCATTCAACTCCTGCTGCCCGGTTGCGCTATGCTGCCCATGCCGTTGCAGCCTAGCGAGCGCTCCTCGCAATACCAGGAAGCCGTGTGGCAAGCTTTAGACACCGTGGACACCGCACAAACCGTTCAGATCGCGCGGCATCCCGTGTGTTATTTCGAAGGCGACCCATTGGCGCGGCTGATGTACGGCGGGCCGCATCCCTCCGAATCGAAGGTGATCGCCGTCAACGCGCTGATGGCGGGCGTTCACTCGTTTGTCTCCTCGTGGCTCGATGTGCAGGTAGCCCGCGAGAGCGTCGAACACCCGGATAGCATGCGCGCGTGGAAGATCGCACGTCAGACATGGTACGTTGTGTCATTCGTCTATTCAGGTGCCGCGGTGGCTCGCAATTTCCGCGAAGGAATCCGGCCGAGCGGCACGAGGTGCCCGATATGAAATGGAAAGCACGCTACCTGCGCAATTTGGGCGAGTGGGAATTTCGCAGCGTGGACATTCCCGATGCTGTGTTCATTCGAGATGGCCGCGATTGGTCTCCATCCGATGTAGAAACATTTGTGGATTACTTGAACAGTCGCTACAATTGAATTGACCCCCTGAACGTTGGGTCCGCGACTGGCCAACGTTCTTTGCCCCGGCTCACAACCGGGGCTTTTTTTATGTTCAACGATAATACGGTTGTAGTGTTATGTAGCATTTACTGACGAGTCGGTCAGTATTGCAGCGCAACGCTACAGCTGTAGCAAGTTAAGTGTGTGTATTGCTACGCAACGCGCTGGCACGCCTCCTGCATATCTCAGTGTGCTGACACATCCGTCAGTGTTGTTGAGAGTACTGAACATGAAATCCAAGTACGTCATGACCGAGGCCCAGGTGGAGCAATTGGCCCGTGATCACACTTCCCACGTTGTAGCCTCGCAAGGTGGTGGGCTCACTTACTTGCGCGTGTTGCTGGTAGCGGTGCAAGCACAGCTTGGAACCCCACGTGGGCGTGGACGACCCATGAGCGCGGAAACACAGCTGGCGGCGCTCGAGCGGATCGAGGCGCCGTTGTACGCCGCAGTGCTGCGTGGAGTGGTCACGGAGGATATCGCCGATGATCTCGAGCTACCGCGCGACGAGCGGCGCCGCCGGATGCTGGCACGGAACAGTCGTAGCGGGTTCGCCCGCACGGCGAAGGCGACCCTCGTGGGCTACGTGAGGGCCGGCGGCGACCTGCGCACCGTGGACCCCGAGACTGCGACGAAAGACTCCCTGCGGCGCGCCGGACAGCCCCAGGAGCCAACCGACCGGGTGGCGCGGCAGATCCAGCGCAATTCTGAGGGCCTACAGCGGGCGATAGAGCGGCAGGCGCGTGTGGATCCAGCCGCAGCTCGAGAATTGCTGGAGGCGATCCTGGAGGATCTACAGGCCCTGCTGGATGGCCTGGGCGACGAGGGAGAACCCGCCGAGACCACCGCGCGAGCCCGGCCGCCTGATCGAGGCCCCGCGCGCACCCGAGTGGGCCGCGTGCTGCTGAATCGACCGGCGATGGCGGGTGTGGCGCCGCATACCGGGGGTGGGCCGTGAACGCCGGGTTCGTTCAGGTGGCGCTCAGTCACGCGGTAACGACCTACGTCACCGTGGCCGCGTTGCCGGGGCCTGAGTCGGCCGCTGCGTTCGGTTGGGCGTGCAAGGAACTCATGGAAGCACTCAACTGTAACCTGGGGACGGCGGCAGCTTTACTTAAGGCGGAGTTAGAACGACGTGGAGTGTGAAAACTGCGGCGAGGTTCACGGACGAGTCTCGCTTGCAGCACTACGATGCGCACCATCGAATAACGCAGGAGTCACCCCGTGGAAACGCTCGAACAGTACATGGCCCGTCGCGCCGCGACCCGCGAGGAGTTGACCGGTGTCGATGGTGATACGTGCCCGTTAGTGCAGTACGCGCTGGGCAAAACCCCAGCGATTGCGCCGCCCCCACCGTCGATGCTATATACTGCGGGCTTCACCACACGGCGACAGGCGGACTAAACCATGGGATTGACGGCAGCACAATCAATTGCAGCAGTTGAACTGCGAGTGGATCGGCCCCCCAACGAGACACCCACGCCCGCACTGACTGCGTGGATGCACAAGGTGAATGAGACCGCGCGTTCCACCGGGGTGCAGACAACGGATGATGTGCAGGAATTTCGTGAGGTCGCCGGGTACTTCCCCGACCCGCCGCCCGTCGTCGCCACGGATGCGGGTTGACTCTCCCGTCAGTCGGCGCTAGGCTCCCGATATCAGATCGGGGGCCGCATGGTTAAAGCACTCATTGTTTTGGCGGTTATCGTTGCCTATGCCGCGTTCATCTACTGCACCGGAACGTTCCTCAAACGCTCAACGTTGCCCGCACCGCCGGCTGACGATACGCACTGAGCGTGACCGTTGTAGTTGGGTTGTATGTGAGGGCTGCGGCAAGCGCGGCCCGAAAAAGCATTCTATTATGTTGGCGTTGATTGCTTGGGCCGTCGCGCTCGGCGATCAGCACCCACGGTAAGTCTATGGGGCGGCACAGGTGGGTGCAGCTCGGAACCGTCGGCCACAAGGGCCGAGCGGCGGGGGTTCGAATCCTCCAGCCCCAGCCATCAATACATCGGCACGATTTGGCCCGTTAGAGTGACCACTCCGAACTCGTTGCGATAAGCACGTAACGCCCAACGATCCACGGGGGCCAACACCGGTCGTTGCGCGGGACTTTCAGCGATACCCAACTGCTTGAGTTGTGTCTCAAGCCTCGCTGGTTTACGTCGATGCGCTAGCGGGTGGCGACGACGGGTGGGGTAGGCGATTCGATATCTCATTTCTGTGACTCCAGGTAACCCGTTACCACCTGTGCTGCTGTGACCATCGTCGTATTCCACGGGTGATCCTCACGTAGGTATAAACGTGGTCGAGTGCCGTCTGGAAGCGTCTGCGTTGCCAAGCCATCCGGTAGCGACGGGTGTGGAACATAACCTAGTCCTTCGATAATCTGACGGCGTGTGTTCAACGGCAGATGTCGCGCGCGACCCGCTTGAGCCCACACCATATCCGCCGCGTGAGATGACAGCCAACCGTTGCGGAAACCTGGGCGAGCTTCCTCAACTGCCGCAAGAATCTCCTGTTCCGCAGGCGTGTAGCTAGCACGATAGGCCGCGTATGTGGAGGAGGTCTCAGGTGCACGTATAGACACGTCAGGATGATACTCACGAGGAATGTGCAGAGTGCTGAGGTAGTGGGCGCATATGGCGAATCCATCTCGATTTTCCAACCAGTCTCGAAACCACTGAAAGTATTCTACGGTGAGCCCATCACGCGCAAGGTCAGCCTTGTGTTGCTGCGCGCAGAAGAACGGTGCATAACGACGTTGGTCCGGATCACACTGGAGGCTGGTGCGGTGGTTGCTGATAAACATCATGTTGAAGCAAACGTCGCGCATGATTTTCTCAGCGTACATCGGCCGTACTTCCAAGCTCGTGGCCGTCACCAACGAGTTGAGTACCGGCTCTATGTCCAACGCATTGCGCGGCATCTCATCCACGATGATGATGATTTTGTCAGTCAGTACGGCGTTGAATTTTTCGTCCAATTGATCCGACTTGGGCCAATGCACGTAACGTTTACCGATGGAGTATTCTAGAATCTTGGCCAGCAGCGTTTTACCATTGCCTTTGGTGCCCTGGAGGAATGGCGCCCACATGAACTTGACACCTTGAAATTTCACGCGTGCAGCCAACGTGTAAATCATGAGTTGCCAGTCGTGCGGCAACAGGCGTTGCACGTGTTGAATGAACGGCGTGGGGTCGCCTTCCGCGCGGCGTATCTCCAGCGGCGCGTAACAGTTAACTTCGGTTTGACCGTCCTTCTTTCGCACGCACCCCGTGGGATCGCGCGGGCTAAAGTACTGACCGTCAACACGGTCAAACGCGTAAATTTGATTGAACAGATAACAGTCCCACGCGGAGCTGGAGGGTTTGGAGCCATCCGGTTCCATCGCCCATTTGCAACTCCCGCGCATCGCATCGAACTGCGACTTGTTCTGCGTGGTGCCGTCCGGTAGTTGGATACGTTCGATGCTCTTGACGTATTTGTAGCCGGCGAAGTGATCGCGGCAACGGCTGATTGCCATGTAGGAGCCGGGCTCAGGCAGCTCGCCCGGTTGGAGCGCCCCTGCCGGCGGTCCCACCAGTGAGGCACCTACGGGTGCCGTATCTATCGTTTGCGGGGGCGCTCCAACGAGCTGGATAGTAAGTGCTGGGTTTGGTGTTGCGACACCTATGTCATCCGTGCCCGTGCCCAGCGTCAGCGGGTTGCTTACTGCCCCGCCAGTGTACCACTCCGTCTGGCTTGCGCAAGCGGCCAGGATGGTGCGTCGCATGTAGTCCGGCCGATGGTGTTTATCGCGCGCGAGCCCTGACTGCTTGATCAGCGATTCCATGCGCGGGCAATCGTTGCGAGTCCAGAACGCTAGGTGGTTGGCCAACGCTTGGTCTGCCGCGGAGCCGTCGTAGGCTTGGCCGGTCTGTGATGGGAACACGCGGTGCAGGATTTCGACGTTGCCTGTCCACAGGTCGGTGAAGGCCGCCCGGCCGCCCCAGATGGCCCGAGGGCTGCTTGAGCGGCACGCGCGCTCGATCAGCTCGGCATCGGTCAGGGGGTGCTCCCACGGGATTACCGGGCCTTCGTGCCACTCCCCCGCCGCGGGGGCTTCGGTGGGTGGGAAGTATTGCGCCAGCCACCGTTGCGCGACGGCGGTAAAATCGTGCTCGAGCGAGCCCGCCGCGTCCAGGCCGGTGATTGCCAGGAATCGGGCCTGCGAGTAGGCCTCCATGCGGAAGTCCGCGTTGCGCGTCCTGTGCGCCGGTAGAAGCGCGGTCTGAACACGCACCACGATGTGCCGCCCGGTACCGGATACGCTCGTCTCGAGGTAGCCGCCACGGAACATTTCCTCGAATGCCCTCACGTGGGGGAGCCAGCCGCCGGCCGGATCGCGTGCCGCGTCCAGATCGACCACGAACAGGTTGCAATCGGGGATGAGCACAAGCCCCACGCCGTAGTCCGGCCCGAGTGCCTGGGCGGCCAGGAGTGCTTCGTGGGGGTACATCCACGAGTTGGGGCTCATCCAGTCGCAGTTACGACCGGTGCGCGGATCGACCGGCACCTTGTCGAGCTTGCCGCTCGAGCCAGGGCGCAAGCGATAGACTACGAAGCCGCGGTATGATGCCAGGGCATCGAGTAAGCGCGTGTCGCGCATTGGAGGAAGTCGGCTACAATCGGTCGATGCCGGACAATTCGCGGGCTGTCTTTCGCCTCAGCGCATCGGATATATTCTGTGTTGCCCCGTGGTGAGCCGTGAGTGCTTCCGCGATGATGGGTAATATTTCATGTTGGATGGCGTACTCAACAACGGCGGTGCGTAGTAAGTCCATGGACGCATAATGATAGTTGACAGTCCCTGTGCCGCATTCGGCGGCGTGCGCCACGTTGAGCCGTGTTAGATTCTGGTAGCCGCATTTGCGCGCGAGCTGCACAGCCGCCCCGAGAATAGTGTCTTTCAGCATGGTTTGTATACGGTATAGGTTAAGTGACGGGAGTGTCAAGCTCCGCGACCGGAGATGTAGCACGGGCACTCACGCCCGCATCGACACCCATCCGGTCGGCCACAGCCACCCGAATAGCAGCCGCATCGACATCCCGATTCTTCCGGTAATGACACAGGCTCACCGCTGGCTTTCACATCGACCCGTCGCGGCGAGTTAGCAAACGCTTTCGCGATCGACGGGCCGGGGTGAGGCGGTGTCGGTTCCACAGATGACCCAGGCCCTGCAGGGATTGGCATCCAGTGCGTGATAGACCGAGCGTAAAACTCTCCCGCAAGATCGGCCCATCGATTGCGTTCGAAGCGCTGACCGATGGATATGAACCCGCCGATGCAAATCATCACCAGCTTGCCAAGTTCCGGGAGTTGGTCGCTCACAGATACCCAGCAAGTCGCAGACGTCTCGTCCGGTGCTCGAACGAACGCAATCAGAGCAGCCAACATTCCGCGAAATTGCTCATCAGCGCGCCGGCTGTAGTTCGGAATGCACTTGTGAACGAAGTCCTGCGCCTTTTCCGTGAGAGCGGGCTCGTTCTCATAGATGAATGCTTCTAGAGGCGTAGCCATTTCGGCGTCCACCTTCGCTTTACATTCCTCCCAAGTCGGGAGGCTTACGGGATTTGAGGTCCGGTCTACGTTGCTCATGCCAAAAGTCTCCCTTGCACGTGCTCAGCCTCGATTCGCCGGCAAGCCATTTCGAAATAGCGAGGATCAATCTCAATACCGATAAATCGGCGCCTAAGACGCGCACACGCGACGCCGGTTGTCCCGCTTCCCATGAATGGATCAAGACAGGCCGGCGCATCCGTAGCCTCCAGCGCGCGCCTGGGCAACTCTACGGGAAACGGCGCCGGATGCTCATTTCGCTCGGGCGTCATCTGCCAGACATCCCCAAGGCCGGATGCGCCACGCGACTTGAGGCGAAATGCCTCCCTCGCTAGCAACATGACCCATTCCGACGTTGAGACAAATGCCGTTTTGTTGAAATTCACGCCCCCCGGTCGCGCCCAGGTAACGATTTGCCTCAGCGAGACTTCGGGTGGGATTAGCTCAAAGGGCGTCCATACCCGGCTACCGATCACGCGCGGTTTGTGGTTGTAAAAAATCGCTCCGGTATCGGACAGTCGGCTCCAGAGCAACGAGACAATGGCGCGCTGCCACTCCACGTACTCGGGCCACGGCAATGCATCGATGTGGACGCCGTATTTGACACCGGCTTGGCCGCTCGCGCCAACCTTCCACTTATCTCGACCGCCTGACTTGCCGCCCGGCTTCCAATGCCCGAGTCTGGCCCAAGGGGCCGCACCAAGGTTATAGGGTGGGCTCGTCACAACGAGATCGACGGTTGACAGCGTCGGGATAATCTCGCGACAGTCACCGAGATACAGCGTCGAATCCCCTATCGTCACCGTCTCCTTGGACGGATGGTCTTTCACATACACTCCTTGCACCCGCACAGCATTGGGTGGCCTGTCTCGGGACGCTGCTGCGGAGGATACGAAAAGTATTTGTATTCAGGACGACACTTACATTGGACCCGCTTCGGGAGGCGTGCAAAGTCGCCGCAATGCCCGCAGACATGAAACTCTGGCCGAGGGTTGCAGTTCTGGCCCTTGGTCATGTCGCTATACTCCCGTCAGTGTTGGTTATCACGGCCCGGCCGCCTTGCGCGTTCACGATGGCGGCCCACTGAATCTGCGCGCATTCTTCCGCCGTGGCCGCAAACTTCCAGTTGCGCCGCTTTACTTCGATGGAGAGAAACCGCGCAATGACTGAACCCACGTGCTCAGGGCCGATGCGCACCTGCTCCCAACCGACGAGATCGCCCGACTTGACGCGGTCGCCAACTGCCTTGGAATCGTTCGCGAGCCCCCACCGTACGAAGGAGCCGTTCCTCAATTGCCCGGCGCCACGGTTATTGCGGAAGAGGTATGTTTGCTCGCCCCACGCTAAACGGGCCGTGCGTGCTGCTGCGAGGCGTATTCGCGCCTGCACATCACCTTCGCTATCGGCTGACTCGCACGGCCCCGTGTGGATACACGTCAAACATAACTCTTTGATCGCCTCGGGCGAGATACGCCAACGCTCGGCCCATTCAACGAGATTCATTCCCGTTCCTCAGCGATATTGGTGCCGCTCAATCCGCCCCAATCTACTATATGAGCCCCCGGAGCTGGTTTTAAAAACCGCGAAAGCGGAAGCTCTTTCGATTTTTCCTCCGCTTCAGCTATAGATTCGGCATTGATAGTCCGCTCCACGTCCACGGAGAATCGCTTCGTAACAGTGTAGGTCTTCATACAAGTTGTGCCTCCACGTTATGTTGCTGTAACTCAGTGCGAATACGCGCCTCAAGCTCCGCAGCATCACGCACCCCAAGTGTCTGGGCGGTCAGTACATCTACACCAAACGCGTACCAAAATCTACGATTCGCATCACGGATAGTCTCTCCCACGTGGATGCGCCAACCACCCCAAAGTTCCATTGCCTTGCGAAGTGTGAACTGCGCCTGTTGCCGGTCCTTATGCTGTTTGCGGATGCTGTTACCTACGAGATCCGTCCCGCGCGCATCTGAAGGGCCATCAACTGCCGCGATATCTCCTCGGAGACTTGCAAGGATTGCTGCGTCCAGTTCGATAATGTCTCCTTCAACTTGTTCTGGAGAGCTTCGGTTTCGCGGTGGACATTCGTAGCCGCAGTAAGGGCAATGAGCGTGGAAACGTTCATAGGGCCGAGTGCATTCGGGGCATGCTTTAAGAGCCTCAACACCCGTCTTTGCGCGCGTTCGTGTCTCCGCACGTTCAAGCGAATACGATCTAGGGACGTCTGGCAATCCGTGAAAAATTGTGTTTCCAACATGATCTATCACTATGGCTTTAGGTTTCGTTGACGCAGCAATAGCTGCGCGGCGTTGGGCATCCGTGTAAGTATTCCACGCAGATGCGTGCTCATCCGAGACCATAACTCTGAGCGCTCGGCCAAATTGTTGCGCGAACAGCTGGAAAGATGCTGTTTTACGCCCCATACTGACAACCTCGATTGCAGGCACGTCTGTACCCTCACCAAGGCAGTCCACGGATACGAGCTGAAGCAAAACACGGGACCGGAATTGTTGCATGAGTTGGGAGCGCACGGCGATTGGCGTATCCGCCGTAATGACTTCCGCCGGCACTCCCGCCGCCCGGTACGCTTGCGCAAGTTGTTTGGCCGCCTCAACGTCAACTGCAAACGTGACACCTAACTTTCCCGCCGCGTGTTTGAGGTACTGTTTGACAATGTCGCCGACGATGCTATTGGACGCATGCGTGGCGGCTCGTAGCTGCGGGGCACTGTACTCACCTGAAGAACCAATAGGTACGTTACTGAAATCAACATCAGAAGATGGGCAAAACAAACGATAGTCAGTAAGATAACCACGTTCAATGAGATGCCTAGGGCTTGGCCCCATAACCAAGCTATCCGCCAGCCCGTCAGCGCCGCGCCCCAAGCCACGCCCGTCAGCGCGTAAAGCGTGAGCCGTAGGAAAAAATCCACGCGCGTTGGGGAACCGTAGTACTTGTTTGCCCCATTTATTTGCACGTAAAATGTGATGACCTTCATCCGGCACCACGATACCAACTTGTGACATCCAACGATCATGGCCATCAAGATTCGCCAGGGTATCAACACCAGCAACGCGAATAGGGCTACCGCTACGATAAAAACTGCTACCGTGATTGTCGTGATGTACTTTCGTGATGGCGTGTTTGACATCTTTGGGGGCGATAAGGTCATGCGGGATTCCTTCGCGGTTCAACGCGAGCGAGGCTTGCGCGACCAGTTCCAGGCGGTGCGCGATGATGCATGCGGGCGTCCCGAAGTCTCGCACGATGCTTGAGAAAAGGACAGTCTTCCCACCCCCCGTGGGCAGCACACCCATTACGTTAAATACGTTCGGTTCCTGCCAACGCTGATAGATTGCGTCGCGCATCTCGATTTGGAAGTCGCGGAGAGTCAACTACATCCCCCATTTTTTACGCAAGCGATTTTTCTCGCGAGTAGTTAACATATAACTACGCATAATGTAGCGCTGGCAATTTCGGCATGTGATGTTATCCGCATACGTACTGAACCGCATTGAGCCCCGCTGCCATTTACGGCCGGTGCAGAGGATAAACGAACTGATGTGTATTTTTGCGGCCATGTGCACTCCAGTTGACGAGGGCGTCAGTTAAGCATACGATGCGCTCCGCCTGCAACCCAAAAATTTTATTCGAGGAAACCCATGCGAATTGAAATCGACTCTGCCCACGATGGCCCCGCGCAGTACCGTGCCGCCGCCGCCGCAATCTTGATGCTGGCCGGTGATATCCCGCAACTCGAGGTTTCGGGGGATGCCCCGGCAGCTCCCGCGGGAACTGTGACGCAGCCAGCGCCCAGCGCCGCGCGCAGCAACGTAGTACCTTTTCCTCCGGCGCCGCCCGCTCCGAGCGCCCCGTACAATACGAGCCCCATTTCTGCCCCTACTGCGCAACCCATACCTCCATTGCCTGTTGCGCCGCCTGCTGGGCCTGTCAACTCTGTTGCAAATGCCCCGCAATCAAGCACCGTAACAAGCACTGCCATTACCACATCATCCGTTCCCCCGGTGTTTGTGCCCCCGGTGCCTACGGCAGCCCCGAACAATGCCTCGCCTGTGACGACAATCGCGGCGGCTGGACCAGTTGAGTACGATTCTTCTGGTCTGCCGTGGGATGGCCGTATCCACAATAAGAAGCACTCGAAAAAGCAAGACGGCACGTGGAAGCTCATCAAGGGGCTCGATCCAACCGTCGCGCAACAGGTGATTCAAGAGTTGAGCGCGCGCCGCGTTGCCCCGCACGCTGGGGTATCTGCGGGAGTTGCCGCTATGGGCGTGACGCCTCGGCCGGCCGAGCCGGCAATCGTCACGTGGAACCCACCGCCGCCACAGGTGCAACTTCCCCCAAGCCCCCTCGGCTTTAATGGTTCCGTGCCACTGCCTCCTGTCCCGCCAGTCCCCGCCGCTACAATGGTGCCTCCACCGCCACCAGCCTACGCAATGCCGGGTGTTGTACCCGGACCCGCACAGGTTGGATCGGCCGTCGTCGATGCCGCCGCTGGGGCTGCTCCTGGGGTGTCCGTAGCAGCTGACGAGTATCGTCAACTGATGAACAAGTTGACTGCTGCCACGCGGGACAAACAGCTCGATCCGCGGTTGGTATCGCCCGTGGTGCAGAAGCACGGCGCGCCGAATCTTATGGCGTTGGGCAACCCCGAGTATACGCACCTCATTCCGACAATCGACCGCGACTTCGATTCGCTGATTGCCGGTCTGCCAGTCGAAGGGGTGGCGTGATGGATGCGCTCAGCATCACACCGACAGTACCGGAATGGTACGTATTCGCGGATGGTCGATCCGTGATGCGAGTGCACGGCACGCGTTGGTCATTGCGCGATGTGAATGGCCGCCACGTGATGTACATCTAGGAGGAGTGCATTGAATACCCCCGTCACCGGTAGCGCTCACGCCAGAATTGCGCCGAGCGCCTTGCATCTAACAATAGCGTGCCCTGGCTCCGTGATGATGCAGGAGCAGGCACCACCACTGCCGCCGGACGATGAAGAGCTGGAGGGACAGGCCGCGCATCTGGTGGCCATGGGCGTAGCTTCCAAGCAGTGGGAACCGAAGTACGGCGACAAGTTCATGCACGCGGGTCGATCTTGGGAGATCGATGACGACATGTTGGATGGCGCTTCGATGTACGCAGAAGAGGCGCAATTCCACGCGGGGGCGCGATATGAGGATGCCGTCGATGCGCGGGAAGTGATCCCCGAATGTTGGGGTACGCCCGATTACTGGCGTGTAATCGAATACATCGACCATGAAACGGGCGTACCCGCGCTGATGCTCAAAAACGTAGATTACAAATACGGCCACCGTTACGTGGAGGTGTTTGAGATCCCGCAACTTATTGCGTACGCGTTGGGGGTGCAGCAACGGCTACAACTTGCGTGGAATACACGCGTGTGTCTCACCATCGTGCAACCGCGCGCATTTCATCACGAGGGGCCGGTGCGTGAGTGGCGGCAGTTGAACGGCCGACCTCTAGCACTCATAGATCTATGGACGTACGCCAACCAGCACATCGTGCCCGCAGTCAACGAGGCGCTATCCGACTCGCCGCGCACCATCGCCGGCCCGCATTGCGTGGATTGTAAAGCCAAGACGCAATGTCCAACGTTCCGCCGGGATATCGCTAACGTGTTGCGTTTCGTGGGTACCTCGCAGCCCGAGAAGATGAGCCCTCAAGCCGTGGGAGTAGAGCTACGGTTGGTGAAATGGGCGATCAAGATGTTGGAGGGCCGTGAAGCCGGTCTTCGTGCCCACGCGGAAGCGGCAGTAAACGCAGGGTTGCAGATTCCGTACTGGAAGATGGAGCCTGTTGTAGGCCGGCTTCGATGGAATGACGGGCTATCTGCGGAGGATATCGCCGCGATGGGTGACCTACTCGGTTTCCAACTACGTAAGCCGTTGCAGCTCATCACCCCCACGAACGCGATACGCGGAGGCATCGACCGCGAAACCATCGAGGCGCACTATGCATCGCGCCCGAAGGGTGGTAAAAAGCTCGTCCCGGACGACGAGATACAGTTTCGCAAGATTTTTGGACACATTTCGAAATAACTGGAGTTACTATACCTATGGCCTCTGAACGTGTGAGTATGTTGTTTCCTGTTGGTAGGATGGTCCAAGGCGATCTCTACAAAGGTAACGATACCGATTTCGTCACCAAACAAAAGAAGGTTTACCCCGCTGGGCACCCGAAGGCCGGGCAACCCAAGATTTCGTACTTTTTCGCTGTTGCGATCCCAAAAAACCCCGGCGAACAACATTGGTCGCAAGCGGTGAACCCGACCACGAGAGAGCCGTGGGGCCAGAAAATCTGGCAATATGGCCACGCTGCTTGGCCCAAGGGCGAAGCGCAGCACCCGTCGTTCGCGTGGAAGATTGAGGATGGCGACGATACTCGCCCGAACAAAAACGGGCGTGTTAATGCCAACACTGAAGGTTTCAAAGGTTGTTGGATTGTGGGGTTTTCCTCCACGCTGCCGCCCAAGATTTACAACGCCTCCGGTCAGGCGCTCACCGAGCCCGGCGCGGTCAAGCGCGGGTACTACATTGAGGTGTACGGTTCTTACACCTCGAACGAGTCACAAGGTAACGCGGGCATCTACATCAATGGCGACCATGTGGCGTTACGTGGGTACGGGGATGAGATCCGTAGCGGCCCCGATCCGACACAGATTGGTTTCGGCAAGTCTGCACTGCCGGCCGGCGCCAGCGCCACGCCGATGGGAGGCACCCCGTTCCCAGTTGCTGCAGCGTTCCCGGTCGCCGGAGGAGGTGCGCCAAGTCCCGCGTTCCCTACGCCTGGGATGCCGCCGGCTGCCGGTGGGTACGGTGGCCCCCCGCCGCCCCCGGTCAGCGGTGCCCCTTCGATGGGCTCCCCTGCGTTCCTGGGTGCCTCGGCGCCGGGGCCGACGACTGCTGCATTCCCTTCTAGCCCACCGCCCACCGCGGCCCAGCAGCCCACGTACGTGACGCCTGCGCCGTCGTTCCTGAGCCCGGTCCCGCCGCCAGCACCACCCGTGGCGGCGCGTCAGATGACGCCCAAGGCGGCCGGCGCCACCTATGAGCAATTCCGTGCGCAGGGGTGGACGGATGATATGCTCCGGCAGCAAGGGTTCATGGCGTAACAGAGTCCCGCCCCGCGCGTTGTTGGTCAGGTGCTAGCCGTCTCTAGAGCGTAAGCAGGTTGCTGCGACGGGACTACAGCGCGCGGGGAGATGGGCAATAGAGTCCCGCCCGCGCACCGCTAAATGCAACCCTTATCATCAGTGGGTATGTGGTGCGCGGGAGATGGGCAACGAACTAAAGGAGATGTGAGCAATGACCTACAAAGAACAACACGCCGCTTTGATCGTCTACTTAAAAACGAAAGTTGCAAGCGGCGATTGGCACGGCGTATCCGATGCGGCGAATGATCTTCGCGTGTTGGAGACGGCCGGAATGGCGTATGGTTGGGACGCAAAGGTTTCTTCCTCCCACCCGTGAATTACTCTCGATCGAGTAGCAAGATTAGGGTAGTGGGCCTAGAAGTAGCCAGCTTTAATGAGTGGGTGCAGCCATACGTCGAAAGACGAGAAAGCATTCCTGGTGTATGCGCAGCCAGTCCCTTCGGTGTAATAACACGCCCTAATAAGCTATGAACTATTCCCGCGTGCCGGCGCTCCACGGATGGAGCACGCTGTTACCTTCGTGCGATTTCGAAACTTACAGCGAAGCCGGTTTCGCGTGGGAAGACGTACCTGGATACCACAAATGGGTGAAGCGTAAGAATCTGGAATTTCCAGTACCCGCATGGGTTGAGCCCACGCGCCGGCTCACCAGCCTGCCCGGCATTGCCGACACCAACCGTGGGTTGCCCGTTGTAGGCGTGCGCAATTATGTGCGGCACCCATCGTTTGAGGTGCTGTCGCTGGCGTACGATATGTTGGATGGGCGCGGGCCGCAGCATTGGGTACCTCATTGGACGACAGGTAAATGGCCTGAGCAAGTAATTACGGGATGCTACAATACGATGCCCAACGCTCATCCATGGGCGTTATTGGATTACGTGGCTAATGGCGGCCTTCTCGGAGGTTGGAACGTCGTAGGTTTCGAGTACGAAGTATGGAACGGGTACTGTGTTCCCACGTGGGGTTGGCCTGAGTTAAAGCTCGAGCAGTGCCGCGACACGCAAGCTAAGGCTGCGGTGTCGGGGTATCCACGCGCGTTGAAGAATGCGGGCAAAGTTATCTTCCTGCCCTCCGAAGCGCACCTTCAGAAAGATCCGGCCGGTGATGCATTGATACGCAAGCTCACCGTGCCGCGCAACCCCACGAAGGCTAACCCCTCGCTACGCTGGACGCCACAGACTGCGGCCGATGATTTCGCGAATTTCTACCGATACAACATTCAGGACGTTGTGTCCGAGATGGCGCTGAACAACCGCATACCGGACCTATCGCCGCGAGAGCTGCGTATCGCGCAAGCCTCCGACCGCGTCAACGAGCGCGGCATGCAGATAGACACCAAAGCCATGGAAGATTGCATATGCATCATGGAACAGGTGTTTGCCAAGTACGAAGGTGAGTTGCGCGGCATCACGGCCAACCGCGTCAAGACGGCCAATGAAGTGTCTAAAATCCTCGAATGGATGCGTGACATCCACGGGGTGTCGTTGCCCAATCTGGATGAAGATGTCGTAGCGGGATCGGTCAATGACCGCGGATTACCGGACGCGGTGCGCCGAGTGTTGGAAATCCGTCAAAAACTCGGATTCGCCAGCGTCAAAAAGCTTTACAAGATGCGCGCCGAAGTGTGCGCGGATGGTCGGCTCCGGCAGCAGTACGCCTACGCTGCAGCCCACACCATGCTATGGAATGGCCAAGGTGTCCAGATGGCCAATGTTTGGAAGGGTAAGTTAGACAAACCGGAAAAGGTGGAGCATGCGCTGGCAGTTATTTCTAGCCGTAGTCTTGAGTTTGTTGAATCTGTATATGGGGATGCGCTCGAATGCATCGCGGATTGCCTGCGTTCTCTCGTGGTTGCTCGGGGTGGTTGTAGGCTTATTGCTAGCGACTACAATGCCATTCAGGCCGTAGTAACCTCAGCGCTCGCCGGGGAAAAATGGCGCCTGGATGTTTTCCACACGCACGGCAAAATATACGAGGCGATGGCCGCGCAGATTACTGGTAACACAGTCGAGTTATACATCGAATATAAAAAACAACACGGCAAACATCATGAAGATAGACAGTTGGGAAAGTTGGCTGTATTGTCAGCGGACTTTGGCGCCTGGATCGCTGGCTGGAAGCGATTCGGAGCCGACGAAATTCTTGGAAGTGACGACGCGATCAAAAAAATCATCCTCGCCGTTCGTGCGAAACAACCCGCTATTACCGAATTCTGGGGCGGTCAAACGCGCTGCAAGTTCACGGATGCCGAGCGCCCCGAATTATACGGGCTGGAGGGAGCGGCCATTTCTGCAGTACTGGATCGAGGAGGATGTTATGGCTATCGTGGCGTCCGCTTCGCGTGCCACGGGGATGCGTTATATTGCATGCCACCGGGAGATGGCGACCCACTCATATATCATCAGCCTGAGCTACGACCCTCGCGACGCGAGTACGCAGCGCCGTGGGAGTTGGAGTTAAGTTATCATGGGTGGAATAGCAACATACAGAAAGGCCCGATAGGTTGGAATCAGATGTTTTTGTATGGCGGTGTGCTTACACAAAACGTGGTGGCCAAGGTGGCTCGCGAGTTTCAAGCCGATGCGTTAACTACGCTGGATGAGGGCGGTTTGTACCTACCCGTAATGCACACTCATGACGAGATCGTTTGCGAGGTCGAGAACGGGCGCGGCAATACTCCGGAGTATTTGTCGATTGTTAACGTGGGTAAGTCATGGGCCGTGGACGATTGGGGCCGACCTTGGCCAATCAAAGCGCCGGGAGCCGAGGAAACAGAGCGCCATGGCAAATGGGACTGAGGAAGATATCCCCACGCGGATGCTTTGCACAACCGTATGCGGGGATGGCTTGAGATGTGCGCCTACATGGCCAAAGTGTGTCAACCCCTGGCGATGCGTGAGCGACTGGCGCGGGTGTTTTTGGCGCCATTGGCATGACATCCCACCAGACAAAATGCGAGTTGTAAATGACGACTGAAGCACAACGCCGCGCTAGAGCCAAGTATTACCAGAAGAATGCTGAGCGATTACGCGCCGCAGACCGCGCGCTGTATCGGGCTAAGCTCGGCGGCTACACGAAGCGTGAGCTCAAAGCGTTACGGCGTGCGCAGATGCTTGAGAATTCGGCGCACGATGAACGGCGCCCAAGCGGTGATTTTGGCGTCCGTGAAGATATCGCCGTGCCCGGAAACGGCCGGCAGATCGGTCGGAGCCGGGTGGCCGCAATCGATGTTCGTGATGAGGGGGTTGCTACCTTCGTAGCCCCCGTGGCCCATGCTGCCCCACACCGGATCGGTTAGCCCGATCGCTGCAGCCGCTACAGCGGCCACGGTCGCGTCATCACCTTCGTTATAGTACACGTCAGCCCACATCCGGCCTGGGAGCTTGATATCGCGTTTCAGGGCGGCGTTGATCAGCACGAGCCCGGCAAGGTCCCACGCGCCGGACGCCACGAGATCGTAACCAATGGCGCAACCGTTGCTGTGTCCGATGTATACATCGCCCGGCTCCATGTAGGGGCGTAGACATCGAGTCATGATTGGGTTAACCAGCCGTGTCTCGACCGCCGTAATGAGCCCGTAGTCGGGCACGCGCACGTCAAAGCCGGCTTGCTGAAGGTAGGGCACTAATTTCAGCAAGCCGGCGTGTCCAACGGGGTCCAAAATCCCGTGGACAAGGTGCACGTGGACCGACATTACGGTTTCGTGGCGCTGGACGCAACAGGGACGACGGTGACGGTCAGCGTGACGCTGGTGGGGATACCCGGCGGCGCCCCTGGGATTGCCACGAGCTTTGTAGCTGGTGTTGACAATGCCGAGCACCCCGTGGCGTTACAGGCCGTCACGTACACGTACAACGTAGCTCCCACGGAGGCGGACACGGAGCCCGTTACGGTGGTGGCCGGCGCGGTGACGACAGCCAACGGCGCCGTGGTCGGTACCGCCGTCAGCGGCGTGGTGCTTGCATAGACATTGTACGACGTGACCGCATTGGGCGATCCCGCCAGCGGAATGCCGTTGGCGTCATTGGTCGGAGCAGTCCATGCCACCGCAGCCGATTCGTTGACAGTCTGCGCCTGAACGGCGGTAACCGTCAGAGCGCTCAGCAGCGCGAGTACAACGCCAGTGTAAAATTTACGCACATTAACCTCCGGTAGCATTGATGACATCCTGAATCACGAGCGCGGCGGCGGCCTGCACCTGCGCGGCACTGGGATCGTTGGCAAGTCGCGCCGTGATGGCCACGCGCAACGCATCCTCGAGGATGAGCGCGGCGGCTACATCACCCGGCGGTAGCGCGAGCTTCGACAGCTCCGCGTTGACGACAACTGCAATCGCGCTCAGGCTCGCCGTGGAGCCCTCGTCGGCGGCCAAGGCAAGTTTGGCGATGGCATTGATTTGCGCCGGCTGTAGGCCCTTAGATTCGGCCGTAGCGACGGCGACATCGACGGCAGCTTCCACGAAGGGCGCGGCCTGGGCGAGCGATGCGCCAGCGGGCGGCGTGGCGCAACCATGTAACGTACCGGCGGACAGTACGCCCACGAGGAGCGCGGCGGCGGCCTTTGGCGGGTCGATCCCGAGCGCATGGAGCGCGGCCACGAGGGCGGCGGCACCACCGATGATCCCGGCCGCGTGGGGGCCGAGGAACGGCAAGAAGGTTTCGAATAGGGCTGGCTTGAAGGATGCGACACCGGCGGCGAGTCCTGCCAGGAGCGCCATGTAATGCGCAAGGTACGTGCCAAGGTGCTTCATGGTTTCGCCCAGATTATGGAAAATCGACCGAAGTATAAACTGTGACGCGCATCACTTGCAAACTGACGGCTCGGTCAGTAAGATGCTTGCACATCGGACAACCAGGAACCCAGAATGAAGGTCTATCTTGTATTTCGAGAAGTCAACAGCCTAACCGGTACTGACAAGATCGCTGCAGTTTGCTCAACTTCCGAGAAGGCTGAGGAAGCTGTATCGCAGATCCAACGGTTTCGAGCATACGTCAAAGAAATGGTGGTAGATGCGCCGGTAGATACCAGGGATCGATAATTAACCGTACAACCAATCTACGGTGCAACGGAAATGAATATTCCAAAAACTGTCGCTCAATTCGCAACAAAACATCGAATACATTTGGGCAGGACTGAACACTACTTCTTTGTTCGCGATCCCGTTACGTTAGCAGTTATAGACACGACCCGAACCAAGAATCCGACCGTTCCTCACGCACTGGCATTGTGCCGCCGATACATAAAGCGACGCGCTGACCAACTATCCGGAGATGGCGAGGGTATAGATGCGGAACAACCGCCGCATCCAACCTAACTCGAATTGCCACTCGGTGCGGTTGAGCGAGGCGTAACGAACTGCTACGCGCGCGGCAAACTCTTCCGCAAGAGTCTGTTCAGGCATGTACTTAGACTTCCACGTGGCGACCTCAGCCAACGTAGCGGGCCCCATCAAACGGTCAACACGCAATCCCAGACATTCTTGCAGTAGCCCTACGGCGGTGGGCTCGCCTTGATTCACCGCAGAATTGAGCATCAACGCGGCGAGTGGTGCGGGCAGTTCGTCGCACTGCATAGCATCCCAATCAACATCGATGTAAATAACCGCCGCTTGTGTAGTGGTCAAATTCGCCACGTTGGTGGGCAGCCCAAGTAGTGGTGCGTTTTTGCGGTACGAATCCAACGTGGCTTGCGTGATACCGTACTTGGTGTGCCCGCCCGGATCGCCTTTAACGTTCGCCTCGCCGCCCTCCAGGCGGATCATCAACGCTACAGCTTCGTCTCGCGTCATTTGTGCAACCATCCGACAAGTTGGTGAACGCCTTCAACTACCGCCGTGGTGATACCGCCGATAGCGACCAACGTTTTCCACGAACCCTTGGCGCGGTCCATGTACTCAACGAGCCGCTTTACATCACCGCGGATTTCGTTGAGTGTGGCCTCAACGCTATCCAATCGCGCTTCATGTTGGCCTAACATAACGGATTTCTCGTCTATATCGCTCATGTCAGCCTTACCATCCTACGGCGTAATACGTACCCGCATATGCGGAAGCCGATCCGAGCGAATCGTCAATCGTGACGGTACATCCCGAAGTCGGCCCAGCACCCCTGTACCCTAGCGCAAAGTTACTGCCACTGCCTGCTTGACCCGCTGTCGCAACGCTGCGGTTAGTAGTAACGCTCACGTGGAAACATTCGTGGGGGAATGGGATGTCAAACGTTATGGCAATATCCACGGGGTTGATCCCTGCGCCGGCCGCTATCGGCCCCCATTGCTCTATGTAACCGTCCGGGCTTATACGATGTCCTGTTGTCGCCAAGTGTGAGCTGGGCACAAGGGCCGCTTGCACAAACGCGGTAGTCGCAATCTGCGTGTTGTTGGTGCCAAATGACGCGGTCGCGGCGGTGGGAGTTCCGCCCAACGCAGGCGACGATAACAAAACATCGCGCAAGTACTGTTGATTTATGACTTGGAACGCGTTGCCGCCTATAGTCCCCAAAGCGCAAGTAGGTGACCCATAAAACTGCGGGGAAAACAGCGGCGCGAATTCGTTGTAGCAATTAGTGCCATCACCACGTACGCCTGTGCAAACCGAAAGTGGGTTTATGCTATCCGGTTGCTGCAGTGTGGCGGCGGCGTGGCCTAGTGCCGATTGTATGGTTATCTGGAATGAAAGACCGGCCGTGGTGTTATTCACAAACGTCCAGCGCCGCACTACCGGCGGCACCACCACCGCGCAGTCGGTAGTGAGTGTGCCAGTAAAAATAATAGTTTCACACGCCGCTTGCGCCGTCGTCAGCGTTACGACACCGCCTGTTACCGGGACGGTGGCAATGCCATAGGTGTATAACGGTACCCACCCGGCACCGCCAGTGTCAGGGTTGGAGGTGTTGCCATTGGTCAAATTGAGCCAAAACCCTGCGCCGCTGGCTTGTGCCAAAATGGCGCCTTGCTTGAAACCTCCGATGGCAGTGGCGAGCGCGGATGAGTAGGGGAAAATCTGTCCCGCTCCGAGCGCGGCAGCGTACGCCGTCACCATGTTGAGGATACCGTTCATATCCTCCAGATAAGGCGGAATACCGCCCGTATTCACCGGCAGCTTGTTGACGTGAGGGAATCCCAACGTAAACGATGCCTGTCCGCTACCTGGGTCGGTGATGGGCACCGGTAGCGTAATATCGACGGCGGATGCGCCAAACGGCTCGGTAATTAAGTTGGTAGGTGTCGTGACAGGCATGCTAACTCCACAATTACGCCCAGAACGTGCCCTGATTGAACGGCTGCAGTCCGGACCCATGAAATCCAAATGTATGTGCCGGATCGAAGCTGACGATATTCACGCGAACGCCCGCCGGGTGCGGCAGTGCGCCGGATTGCGTCAAGATGGCCCGCTGTATGTCCGTGATAACGTACTCGAAAACAAGGTGCATTTCCATGCCACCGCTGTCGGTGACGTATGTCCGGCCAAGTGTGCCGAACAGATTAGTCAGCAGTTGATTCATCGCAGGCGCCGTTGTAGCCACGATGTTTGACAACGCTTTGACTAATATCAGTGTTCGGAAATCATCATTTCCGAGAATGACCGGACTGCCGTTGACGTTCAACGCACGGCCGATGTTGACAATCTTGCCCCATATGTCCAACCCGAAGTCCACAGCCGTGGATACGTTCCACACATACGCGTAAAACATCGCGTAGTTAACTTGCTGGTTGAGATATACGCCCATGTTCTCTATGAGCTGCAGCAACACAGGGCTATTCTGATACTGACTGATTACCGTCAGCATCACGTCGAAATTGGTAGCAGGCACGGAGATGACAAGATCGACACTCGATCCCGGCGCCACCACGGAGCCACCCACCGGATTTTGCGAAATCACAGTTCCGATGGGGACGGACGTATCCACGGCGCCAGTTATGGTGCCTACGAATAGCCCTACGGCGGTTAGGGCGGCGGACGCGGCGGGGATCGGATCGCCTACGACATTAGGCACAACCGTGCCGGCCGGAGAGTTCTCCAGCAGCCGATTACCAGCGCCGGTTTCGAGAAGTCGAAACCCGCCAGTTTCTAACAGTAGGTGATTTTCGAACGCCATTTAGACATTACCGATAGCGTTGAACTCAAACCCGGTTTCCGTCTGAAGGGCGCGGTACAGCATTGGCGAACCATTGCTGAAAATACCCACGGCGCCACCGCCAACGTTAAACTGCACGTTTGTCCACGTTAACGCGTAGTATTGCGTGGTGTCCCCATCCATCCAAGGAAACACAATGAAGTGTGGTGGTGGGTTGCCCATCGACGGGGGTGGTACGTCGACTACGACTGTGCCCAGGAAAGTCCCCGTTAAATCCCAACAATTGAAGTTAGTTCCATCACCGGCGAATACGTAGAAGTTGCCGCCGATTTTGGCAATCCACGCGCCTTCGCTGTTTAAACGCGTGGTGTCTACCCATGAGTTAGTCCACGTAACAAGGTCAGGTGAAGTATCCACTGCAATGCGCATGTTGCCGCCGAACGTTCCGCCGGGGCTCACTGCATATGCGAGGGTCCAAAGGCCGGTGGTGTAATTGAACACCAAACACTGATCGTATACTGCGTTGGAGCCACCACCCTGCGATAACGAAAGCTGCGTGGCTCCGGCGATGGTATGCATGCCGTTCAAAATGTCGCCGTTGTATGTGCCGGCAAATACTTTGACGTTGGTGAAACTGTTGTTGCCCCACGTGGCGAATGTTAGCCGCCACGTGTTGGCGTCTTGATCCCATACAAGATCTAAATTGAGATCGAAGTAGATTGTGCCGCTGCGATTCATTTGAACGCCACCGGTCTTTTCGAAAGTTCCGGTCTTGACGTTCATCCTCCAAATGCCGCAATAGTTGTTGGTCGCGGTGAAGTACAAATATCCGTTGGATACGTACGGCGTACCGTCTTTGTTCTTCACTATGCGATAGTCGCGGAACATTGTCGCGTATGAATAACCGAGGCTAAATTTACCCAACACCCACGGGGTTGTTGTCCCTCCGGTCACGTTCCAGAACGGGGACCATGCCGCCAACTCGGCCGGAGACAACATGTTGAAGTCGGTAATGCTCACGGTCAACACGGGGTACCAAGAGCCCGTGTTGACTTGAATCCAAATAGTGAAGCCGTTGCCATCAAATGATAAGCAAAAACCAGTCATTCCGGATGGAAGTGACCCGATGCCGGTTTGCGCCAAAATTGTGAACGAGCCACCAACTACCTTGGCTACAGTAATACGATTTTGCGTACCGCTGCCCGTCTCGAAATAAGAGTACAGGAAGTTGTTGCCCGCTTTGGTGATGCCCAGTGCGAGTACATTGGCCCCGCTATCCGGGCTGGGGACAATACCCTCTAACGCGATTGCGAAACCTGGAAATTCAAACTTCTGCGTTGTGTTGATATTCTGCGAATTGCCAAACGTGTTGCTTGTGGATGCAAGCTGCAAATGCCCGTTGACAAAGGATCGAGTGCCAATGTTGCCCGAATACGAATAGAACCCGCAGTCTTGAGTGAAATTATCCTCGAAGATCACCAACCGCGGTGCCAGTGGCCCAATGGGGCGCATGGTGCGTTGGACTTTCCACGCGAGCCCTGACACCGGGTTGCCGATGCTTGGGGTATACGCCGAAGCCAAAGCCTTGCCCACGCCAATGCCGCGCACGGTGTTAAGCGGCAGCTGGTAATTGTTGGTGTTGGCAATAGCCGTTTCCATCAGCTCCGCCCCCGTGGGGGTGTGCGTAACCGGAACCGGAAGCTGGCTGATTTTAAGATCGGTCATACAAGTGTTACCGTGATGTTGGCTGCGGAGATCGTCGGCGCCTGATCAATTCCGGCTTGATAGTTTGTCAGCGTGGGCGTGATTGGCCCGAGCAAAATAGAAAGCACCTCAACCTGAGGCCCAATGGCGATCACACCACCGTAGAACTTGGCCGCCAGAATCAGCGACCCGATGCGAATACGCGCCCCACCGTCAGCCCCGTTGAACGTGGCGATTATGGCCGCTTTGGTCTGCGCAACTATATCGGGCGGCAACGATGAGCTGTTGGCAATCTGAACCGCGAATAGTATTGGCAGCGATGGAGGTATCTCGAATGTTACGTTATATGTTGGGTATGGTGGGCTATAGCCCACGGTGTCAGTCACTACGACGGTGGTGTTACCGTTATAGTTGCATCCAACATCTTTCTTGTTCCATATTGCCTGGGCTATGTCGGCCGCGTTGCCGCCAACTACAGCCACGTACAAAGAATGCGGAGCAAGCGGGTAGTTGGTTGAGCCCGTGTTCACCACTCCGTTGGTAACGTTCTCCGTAGCGTATACGTCAATCACGTTGGCCAATTGGAACACTGCCGCGTAGATCGAATCGAGTGACCCGTGGGCATTCAGTGCAACCGACTGGGACCGGCGGAACTCGAACGCGGTACGACTCTCCACGAGCTGCCCAGGCACACCGGGAGTAGGGTTGTTGATCGTGTCCCATCCTGGTATTGCTTGGAAAATCTTTGTCAACGTGTTCGCCGGGCAACCTATGGGGCCGTCTACAACGTTGGCGAATGCCAGGGTTATTGAACCGCCCCCCGACCCGATGGTGCCCGGTTGGGTGCACACGTAAAGGTTGCCGCTGGTGTCTTGTGCCTGGGCGCCCACGGGGATGGTGACGCCTGCGCCCGTGCATACGCACTGCACCACGGTGGGGGCGCCGGGAGATCGGTCGAGGAAGTATATGCGCCCAATCGCGTCCTGCATGAAGCCTTCCGCGGTATCCGGGTCCACCTGATTGACGATTTCCGCAAACGTGCCGTTGGCATTCGCAATGATGGCGGTGGTGGAGCTGGCAATCTGCCCCTGCGGGGTGTTCAATGCGGGGTTGAGGTTGCCGCCGAACGCCGCGTTTTGGTCCGCCTGAACGCCCGTGAGGATTGTCGACTCCGTGGGGACGACCACCCCCGTGGGCGTAAACTGGAGCGGTGGGACACTCGTTGTGTTGGTCATAGCGAAACCGTTCCGGTATTACCGTTCGAATCCACGAATTGCACCTGCCCGATCACTTCGCGTGTGTCGCGATTGAAACTCTCAATAACACATTGCGCGGAGACCACCCCCGGTACCGTCTTCGCCGCATCGACCATGCGCGCCTGGAATACCGTAACGGGCGGCGTGTGGCCTAGGATCTCGCCGAGATAATCAATCCCTAGCGTGTCATCGTACCAGACTTCGGCCAGAAACGTCCGGATGGCGCTGGCCACGTCCTGGGCGAGCGCGTATGGAGCGGCGGCCACCGCCCAATTTTGGTTGGCGTCCAGCACAAAATCCCAAGTATCTACGGCGAGTAATAGCGTGTTCATGCGACAGGTCCGGAGTTACCGCCCCCAGTTTGTACGCCACCGTGGAAATGCGGCAGGAACATTTTCCCATCAATGCTTGTGTGGCCGCCTGCAATGGTGTTCGCGGGGCTATTGATCACCACGGAGCTACTGCCTTGGATGCTTATCGTGGGTGCTTGCAAAGTGATTTCCGTAGGTGATACCAGCTCTATGCCGGTCGAAGAGAACCGCACGTATTGCGTGGGCGTATCGTTTAGAAATCCACCCAAGTACAACCCATCGGCCCAATCGAATTGTCGAAGGCTACCGGGGTTGGCCGGGCCTTTCGCCGCGATCACTGCGGAACTGTCCCTCGAGCAGAACACCGCCAACCCCAGGTCGCCTTTCTGCGGGTCGATGATGACTGCATTCTGGCCGCCTTGAATGCGGAGGTACGGCCGGCCCGTTAGAACCCCGTGAGGCACAGACTTACGATTACCGGTCATGAGGTTTGCCAGTACCGTCATATCCACAGTGCCCACGGGGGATAGGCCGCCGCTGTTGGAACACGCCTCTACGCGTACCAGCGATATCGTCTGTACTCGGCCCTGCAGTTGTTTTATAACAAACTCAAGCGTGTTGTACGCGTTGGCTGTTGTAGCGGGATCTTGAAACCCGTAGACTCCGGTCATGGTGGCAAACTCCCTGGTGGGTACGCCATGATGTCGCTAAACCATGCGCCATCCGGCTTGTTGGCTTCCAGCGTGTGCACCAAGTTGTATATCACCCAATTGCCGGGGATGCTCAAATACGCTTGCCCCGGCACGTTCAACGGTATGCCCGCATTGGATAGATCTACGAGACCACCGAACCGATATGCGGGGTTAAACAATGTTCGGGCCGACAGAAATCCACGTGCATCGCGCTTGGGGTATCCAAGCAACCCGGTGTCTTTAGACAGCGACCACACGCTGCCGGGACGCGGTTGACCTTTCGGCATGATCACCACGAGAGCCGGGACGCCCTGAGACGGCCCAGGCGCGATGTAGCTGCTGATGCCGGTGTGTTCGATGACGGTTTTCAGCTGGGCGGCCAACGTGCCCGCAAAGTATGGGCTTTGTAGTGTTTGTGTGACGCCGTCGTTTTCGAACGCGCACCCCATCTTGGCGCAGATGGCGGACACGATAGTTGCGACATCCGTGGGGCCGGTGTAGCTCGTGGGGGTGGCGGGATTCAACAGCTCGAATCCTAACGCCTGTGCAGTCACCACGAAGGGGACATCAGGTATGCGGTCGTAATCCGGACTTGCGGTCATAATCTGACCGGCAAACACAGCTGCCCATCCGTTGCCCGAATTCGCCTCTATCACCACGGAGTTAGGGTTGAACTCCAGTGAGTACTGGGCGATGGCCGTCAACGCGTTCATGTCGGACTGCAACATCCCGTATATTTCAATCTCGGCTTGCGGGAATGCTGGGAACTGTGACGCGGTGAGGCGTGCGCACATGCGCAAGCCCGTTATCTGCAGGACGTTGTTATTTGATCCGGCAAACTTCGCGTTGTTGGATAGCGTGAAGGTTGCGCGCAGACTCTTCTTGGTAAAGCTTGGGAGGCTCATTGCAAGTCTGATGCCTCCAAATAAATGAGTTGGTATTGATCCGCCAAGCCAGTATACACGGGGTCCGTGGGCGGCGTGGAAACGCCCGACAGTAAATCAACCCACGTAAAATCACCCACGAAGCCCCAGTACTTGGCATCCTCCAACATCAACGTACCGTACTGGCACGGACGGCACGTTATGATGGGCTGATTGTTTGAAATGACATCCATGTACAGCTTGCCATTGGCCAATTGATACACGTTAAGCACAACGTTTTGGTTGGCCAAGTTTAGGCTGACTTGTTGCGACGGCACGGCGCCCAGGGGTATCTGTAACATGATCAGAATGCCGTGGGGTTAAGCGCACGCGTGACCGCGGCTGAAGCTTGCTGCGCGGCCAGAAAATTGACCGGTTGCGGCTGCACAGGACCTTGGTTAACCTGGGGTATGGCCGATGCACTTTTAGCATTTTGCGTGTTGGTGGACGTAGAGGAGTACTGCGCCGATACCTCAACAATTTCCTTGAAGAAAATATCCACGTCAGCCAACAAATACGCCCCGTTGACACCTCGGCGCGTCACTTCGTAGTCGCTGATGTTGCAATTCTGATAGCTCTTCTCAGGAGTCAGAATGGTGTACAGGTTGGTATCGTTCGCAATCGCATCTATCTGATTCAAAAAATCGGTTCGATTCTGTAGGGTTCCGCCTTTACGCATACGCAACACCGTGTCGAATGGCTTGCGTACTTTATTGTAAGAGGCGAAAGCACTCTTCTGCACATAGGCGCTTGTGAGGTCGGAGGAGTTCCTGTTGCGGAAATCCATGAACGAATCGGGCACAATTACTGCAACACCAGCGCTGTTATATATGCCCCATGTGGGCTTGGTCTGTGTGGACTGCCATAGGGTGGCAGACGCGGCATTGCGGCCGAGTGACGGCGTGGGGGTGACCGGCGCGGTCAGTGAGCGCGCAAGCTGCGGAACTCCCGGAGCGTTTGGGACGTTAGGGAACGGCACCATGGGAATGATTGGGAGCGGCATTACTGCTGCCCCACATCGGCCTGCGATGCCGTCAAAATGTTCTTTTGTTGTATCGCGTTGCCGATACCCGCCGCAATACCGTTGGCGTCCGTGGCTGCGGTTTGTACATTGATAGATCCGATGTGCGTGTCATAGGTGACGCGGCTAGACGTAGTGGTATCCCCTGACGTGTTCATCACACTCGGAGTCGGTGTGATCTGAGATACCCCGCTAAACACGGATGGTTTTATGGCGTCGTTTATTTGGGCGATATCTATGTCGCTGTTGTTGGGATCTTCATGCAGAAACATCCCACGTAACACGTTGGCGCGGTCTTCGCTAGTCAATTGCTGACCTGCAGGTATACCTGTGCGCCGTGCAACATCTCGCACGTACGCCGGCACGTCGTTGTGATTGCCCGGCGCGTCGTTTCCTTCGTATGTTTTAATTATATCCTGTATGGTGTTGATGCCACGGCGTTGGTATAAATCCAACTGATGATTGGCTGCTTGTATGCCCTCTTTCAACGTTGTAAAAGTACGAAATTTTTTCCCGCCTACCGTCTTGAGATTTCCGGGGTTATTCGCGGCACGGCCCGTGGGGCGAAATAAGGCATCGCCGATCCTGTTACCCACGCGTGAGGGGTTTAACTCGCCTTCTAACGCTTTCTTAAATATATCCCCTGAAAGTATTTCGTCCAGCCCAAACTGTGTCGCACCGGCAACAGCTTGTTTGAATCGACGAAAATTCTTTTGAGCTTTTTGGGCGCGAGCAGCACTTTCATCCGAGATGGCGTTAGAACGCTCAGCTTCATCATTCAACGCTCGGCGGGCCGATTTCTCCAACAGCAGATAGTTTATGAAACCTTCACTCAACCCTGCGTTGACAAGATAGTTATGGGCGGTAGCGCGATCATATTTACTAAGTTTGTCTGCGAGGTCTTCGTAAACTGCTGCTTGGTCGCGCAATTTGCCAGTCGTCTGATCTTTGTACGCAACACCTTGACGCTGTAACAACAGCAACAGCTCGGAGAAACCCTTACCAACATTCAAGTTGGTAACGGACTGCGATAGCGCACCAAACGCAGATTGCGCATCTTCTGCTTTCCCACCGGCTAACGCGACGGCATTGCCTACGCGGTTCACTTCGTGGGAGGAAAGATCGAGATTCGCCGCAGTTCGGCCCAACTCCGCAGTGGTCAGATTTATCTGCCCGACGAAATTTATGAGTCCCTGAATACCCTCGAACCCCAAGGCTAGCCCGGCGGCGGACTTCGCAACACCCAACACGCGTTTTTGGATGTTCTCCGCTGACTCGACTGTTTCCTTTTCTTCCTGCTTGCGAGCTTTCTGCGCGGCGGCCCGATTCAGTCGCTCTTGACGCGACTTGTCCGCTTCCGCACGCTTCTGCACGCGAGCGGCATCCAACGCCTTTTTGCGTTCTTCACGAGTAGCCTGAGCGGAGGTCTCTTTGACGCCTTTGATAGTCTGCTGCTGCAGCTTATCAACTTCGCGTTGCCCATCCTTGTAATCCGTGGAATCAATCCCCACGGTTACCACGAAAGCATCGAGTACGGTCTGTGTCATGACGCTACTTCCGGCTCATGACTTTGTTGTGATTCGCCATGTCCACGGCGACGATTTCCGCTAGGTCGTAGGCATCCTTGATGCCGTATACCGTTTGCAGCTCTATGAGCGTGGCTTTCCCGCTAGAAACCAACATTCCAATGAGGCGTGACACGTTGACATACTCAATCAGGCCGGCGGCGCTACGGTATTGACGCCCATAGGCAGGGGCGCGCCGGCCCAGGAAAAACCCGTGTGGAGTTGGAACGCTGCAAGTTTGAGCCATAAGAACGTCCCCGATTCCTCAATCTGGGTGTTCTTCAGCTTACCGCGTATCAAAGGCTGTGCGGGATCTTTCTCGAACGCGACACAATCCCACAGGGTATCCATGAGGGGCCGCATGTCATCGTATTTCGCGTAGGCGAAAATCTCCGGCCCGAGCTGCGCGAGCCCGGCCATGCCGGCCTGCCGCACCGCTTCGATTACGGGCACGCCTGAATTCGCCAGCGTGAATAGGGCGCGCATGGCCCAGTCATCCGCCGCCGCCGCGTCCATCTCCGTAATGACGAACGTTTTACCCTGATCGCGACCTTCTGCCTCGATGGTCACCCGTTCCGTGCGCCGCGCCACGGCTTAGGCGCTCGGCGAAACGCTGACCAACTCCCATGTGATCTCCCACTCGGTGGGTTCGAGCACTTTCTTGGCACTCGCAAACGGAGTGACGCGCGTCAGGTAGCCGTTGCTCAGGGTGTAAACTTTGCCCACCGAAAAATAATCGATAGACGCCTGAGCCACGTTCGAGGTCTTCAGTGCCTTGTTCGCGCCGTCCCACTGCTCGAACACATCAACACTGTCGCTGTCGGGTTGGAGGTGCACCGGCATCTTGACCGGGTATGGAGTGAAGCCGGCCGACAAGAGCCCGTCCGCGCCCATGCGAGCTTCCGACGATTCCGCAACCTCCGCGGCAAACATATCGTCAACGGCAAACCCCTGAATCTGGACGGCAGTTCCCAACACGTTGGGAATGTCCAGCATGAAAACCGCATTTGCGGCAGTGATATCAGCCACGTCGTTTTACTCCACGTCAATGCTGTTCAGAGTGATCTGCTGGATCGAGCCGCCATCCACGTACCACAGTGTGATGGGCGGCGAGGTGCGGGCCGCGCGAACCTGTGGTGTTGCGTCCGATATCTGCAGGTACCATCCGGTATTCTGCAACACGCTGGCGATGTTGGCGCCTGCTGCAAGGTTGACTTCCTGGACCTGAGTCGCACTGAGCTGCACGCCGGGCTGAATCGCGCCGTAATTCAGCATCTGGTTGATGGTGTCCATGCACGCTTGCCGAATCAGCGTGTACCCGGCGCGATTGTACGGAATCGACCCCACGCTGGACTCCAACTCCGCCAGCGCAAGTTGCAGCTGCGAGTTGAAGTAAATCTGGTTCACATACGGCTGAACCCAACGCCATATGCCCGACACCTGCCCATTCTGGAACCACTGGAAGTTTTGGTTCGCGGTGGCCACAGCTGCGTAGCAACTGTACCCGTTGGCAATCAAGTTTTGGTAGGTCGTAAGATCGGTCACCGCCGGCACGAGCCCGGCCTGACTGCGGAACGCCCAGGTGGTGTTGCCGCCTTTCCGGTTGAAGTCCAACGATGCAGCGATACCTGCCGCGAATGCCGCGACAGACCCTTGCACCTGGGTGGAGCCGGGGATTGTGGTTGGCTCCCAGATGGCGGCAATACCGTTATCGTCTGCCGCGTTGACAATGGCGCCAAACGATGCCGGTTCGGACGGCCCTTGCGTGGGCGTGACATCCGAGTCGTACGGCAGATAGAGATACCGCTGGTTGGTGGTCTGCATCCACGCGGCGTACTGAAGCTTGACGCTGAGGATGGGCTCGTTCACGGTAATGAACGTGGCCCAGTTCTGGGTGACATTCGCCACGTTGGCCATGGTGCCGGCAGGGGTCGCCGCAACAGCGCCAGCCGACAGTACCGCGCCCGTGGCTTGCGTCAGGTTCAACCCGGTGGCGAGCGAATTAGTGGTGGGGAACGCCAGGGTGCTGGACGCGCCCGTAGTGGATGAAGTGATGACGAACGCCGCGCGCAGCGAATCGTACGTCACCGTGGCTGTCGTCGTCGGGGTGCCTGCGTCAAGCCCGGCTTGGATCAACGTAGCCGCGTTTGTAAAGCTCGTGGCGCCCGACAGGTTGATGGCCGCCGACACGTGGCTCACGCCGTCAATGGCCACGGTGAGGGTGCCGGAGAGCGCCTGCAACTGCGTGAGGGTAAGTGCCGCGACGGAGCCACCGCGCAGATACCCGGCAACCGCTGCAGCGTTCGCCTGGGTAAAATAGATCGCGCTCGGAAGCGACGTAGCGCCGATATAGCCACCGAAATACTTGTCCGCAAGTGCCGCCTGGACGCTGTTGGCGCCGTACCACGCCTGCACCGCTGGAAGACTTGGGAACTTCTGTACCGTGCCGATGGGGATGGATGTGTCGCCGCTATTGTCCACGGCCACCATGTTGAGCGACAGCGGATTACCGCCGGCCCCTATGACGCCAGGGATGACGTTGACGAATGCGGATGCCGGTATGGAATTGGTCATGGGGGATAGCTCACGTCCACGTCGATAAGGGTTGCGTGTAATTCATCCGCGAACTGCATCGGGGCAGTCACTACCGGATTGTACTGTAAATATGTTAAAAGCGTCCAGCGCTGTTCGTACTGGGCCTCGCCGTCGTCCAGGGGGGCTTGCATGGGCTCGTCCGTATACAGCGGCTGGCAGGTGGGCTTGAGAGCCACACAACCCGCGTCATCCCGCAGTATCGCGGATAGCATCGCCGCCCAATCTCCCGCGCTGGCGCCGTAGCAGTCCAGCTGGATCCGAATGCGCGTACCCTGCTCAATGGTTTCACTCGTGGGCGCCGGGTTCGTGGTGTCCCACCGGTCGATATTGGTCCGGATTCGCCCGCTGACGGTCGCAAGCATTTCCACGAAACCGGGGGCGGCCGGCGGCATGGCGGAGCGGTTCGGGTCGCCTTGAATGACCAACGATGGATCGAGCCCGGTCACCGCCGCAATGAGCGGTTTCACCGCCGTGTACACATCCTCGAACGTCAGACTTATTGAATAGCCAGCCATAGTTTCCTACAGTTCCCGCGGGAGCTATGCAACTTCGAAATCAACAGAACGTTGCATGACGCCCTGATGGATAAGGCCTTTATTGAAACCTTTGCGGGCAATCGTGGCTGGGGCGTTATCGGCTGGCCAATCAACAATCGACTGCACTAGCTGGTCTTTGATACGCGTGCCCAACAAACTCAGCGTAATCTTCGTATTGTATTGAGATGCGACGAATATCTTACGAAGATCCGACCCCCACGCGGGTGACTTGGTCGAAATCATGTTGGTGAAAAATGGCCGCGCCGGGATGCGTACGTTGCCGAAATTGTTCCACCATGCGACTGTAGCCACGTGGAGGCCCGCCTTTTTTGCACCGGCCGGATACGTGGCGTTTTCTAAAAACCCAACACGCACAGTGCCGCCATCGCCGATGCGCTTGCCGATTTCCGCGAGCTTCCGCGACAGCTTCGTGTTCACACCTGCGACACCGGATTGTTCGGATCGAGCTGCAACGCCACGATAACCCGACACCATGCGAGATTGCCGTTACCAGCGCTCCACGGCTCATCAACAACTTTCACCAACCACGTACGATTAGTGCCCCGTGGATATTGCGGGAATACCAACAAGTCTCCGCCTTTAGATTCCACGCGGTTGATCGCATCGGGGTTGGCGTACATGTAGACTGCGCGGTACACGCCTTGGTCTTGCAGAAACGAATGCTTGCGAAGATCACCGCCCGTTACGGCCTGAACCTGCGCCTGCACTGGCACCGCTGCCGCGTAACTCGGCGTTGATTTACCGGATGGCCCGATTGTGTTACCGGTCGACACCAACCATTGAGCCGGGATATCGGGGTTGACCGCGTTGATTGCGCCGCGCACGAGCCCGTGAAGATTGCCGATGGCCACGTCAGTCGATCCCAAGCCCGGCACCGGGCCAAGGATAACCAGGGCCGTTCGGGCCGAACTGCGGCGGCCCGAAGTACCTCATTGACCGATACTGCACGGTGGCTTGCCAGAATTGCGCACCGTACTTGGTCTGTATGAAAAACGCCATGCTCTGCCCCACCGTGGAGGCATACTGTGCGGTGACACTGACCGAGCCCTCGGAGGCGCTATCAATTCGACCTACGATGCCCGGAGCGGGCGTGATATTGCCCGCTCCGTCGTTTGTTCCTGCGTTGAGGAAACAAACGTGCGCGGTCAGCATGTAGAGAAGCGCCATGCGCAAATTCGCATCGCGCACAACCGACCCGCACGAATTGTTTAGCAACAACGTGGCGATATTGAATGCGTTTTGCATTACGCCATTCGCCAACCCTGTGAATTCCGGCCACAATGCTACAAACTCCGGCGCCGAGAATTGCACAATTCCCGTTACAACCGGAGGGCATGGCGTGGGGCACGGAGTTACAGGCACGATGTTAGCCTTCAGTCATCGAACTTGGCGGTTTCGACTTTGTCTGAGCCCACGGTGACGACTTTAGATCGGTCCAGTGGGGTGAGTGGCGTGGGGGATTTCGCAAGCGCGTCCAACGCCGCAGCCTTGGCGTTATCTTCGCCCCCGCCTTTGACCTCGAAAATCTCGCCGCGCTTGAGAATGTTGGAGTCAGCGTTTTCAGCCTTCCATTGATCCCACACGACTTTGGGCACGTCCTTATTGATGAACGGCTGAGGGTTCAGCGTGGAAGGTACGGCGATACCTTGCCGGCGCATTTCGGTGGTGTGCGCGCGAGTACCGCGCAGCTGAAACGTCCGGTATTTTTCCGTCCGCTTAACCTGAGCAACGGGCCGATTTTGCGGGCCGCTCTTGATGGTCCGCTGCAGACCAACTTCCAATACCAACCCGAGTGGCAGGCGGCAACCTACCGTAACTGTTTCTTCATTCGCCATGTTATCCTCCGAAAAATGCTGTAGTGCTGACTATTGCCAAACAACCGGGGCCGCATTCGCTGCACACAAACCAAGGGGTTTGCACAGCTCCGGCCGATGCGCCGGAAATTGCTGAACCGTCCGTCAGTGAAGCATAAACGGAGTTACCATAACTCGCCCCGCTCGGAAAGCGCAACCAGAAATTGCCCCCCGTCATGAGGGTGGCGACGATTCCCGCGCGCAGGCGCCAAGCGCGGGCAATGGTGTCCCATGTCTGCCACGTCCATTGCGCCTGGGGGCCGCCAAGGGACGAGGAGCCGCCTATGACACCACCGTTGGCGCCGTTGACTGACTGCAAGGGAATGACCACGCCGAGCGTATCCGCTGGCGTGGAGGGGGCGTTTAAGACAAGCCCGGTGTCAGGGTTGCCCCAACCGAAACGACCCTGCAACAGACCACCCGACCCGGCGCGCCACGCCGTGGGGCCAGCAAGCGCGGAAGAAAACGGCGCGAGTACTTCGAGGTTACGACCGAGCACCCGCGAAGCGAAGGCTCCCTCGTACAGGGCGCCCCCGCCGTAGCGGGTGCTGAGCACATTACGCTCCGTACATCTGAGCCACGAACACCGGGCGGTAGAAGATCACGCCCCAAGTGCCCTGGCTCTTCTTCTGCTCCCACGAGGAGGTCTTCACCACCATCGCGTGCGCGCGCATCTTCTCGGTGAAGGCTGCCTCGCACGTGCGCTGCCCTTCGACGTTGTCGGCAATGAGTTGCACCAGCTCGGTACCGCCCGCGCCGCCGCCGCCATTCAGAGCAAACTCTGGGATGGTGACGATCTTCAGGTTGGGGAAATTCTTCTTGATCTGGTCGTAAACGTTGACGTTGAACTGGTTCGTGTTGTTGAAGTTCGTCACGTTGCCGGGGCTGATGCCCATGGTATACGCGGTTTCGGCGTCCACAAGGCCGTTGCCCTGCGCAATCATCTGCTGCACGAGGCGCAGCACGTCCGCGTAGATCACATCCGCATCGGCGCCGAACCAGCTGGAGGTCGGGGCGATGGGGGCCGGCAGCGACGGATCGTTCGTGCCGCCGTAGTTCTGCAAGCCGGCGATACCGAACAAATACGCCTGATTCTGGTACTTGTTCAGCGCCAGGACCGAGCCGAGATTCACCTGATTCGCCCAATCGATCTTCGCTTCCGCCGCGCGCGCAAGCTCGCGCTCGCCCCAACGAGTGTTGGTCTGATAGTGGTACGACTGGCGCTGCGGGAAGACCACGTTCGCGTTGGACATTCCGTCCTGGCTGAAATCGCCGTAGCTGACGACTTCACCGGTGCGCTCCGCCACAAGGAACATTGCGGTATCGGTGACCCAAGTACCTTTCTTGGTCTCACCGTACAGTTCGGCGGCCTTTGTGGGGCGCACCAGGATTTCAATAATCTTCGGATCCACGTATGTCGTGAACAGCGACGGGATACCCGCGTTCGCCTGAGTCACCAGCGCGGGCTGCGCGTCATAGGCCCGCTCGGTCGGGTCCATGAGCATAAGTCCCTGCAACTCACGTCCGTGAGACTGCATGAAATGAATGCCATAGCGCCGGCCAAGGTCCGCGGAGTCAAGTGCAAGTCGCAACATTGTGGTTTCTCAGTCTCGTGATGGGTGGCGCAGATTAGCGGGAGCTGATCTTGCCCAGTTCGTTGGCCAGCGGGCTGTAAACACCGCGAACCTTGAACGGGGTGGCCTGAGCCGTGCCGGCCACGGTGATGGTGATCGGAGCGGCGGCAGCGCCGAAAATCTGGGGCTCCGGGCTGATGGTGTACAGCCCGGTACCACCAGCGCTGTCCGCCGTGGTGACAGGGACACCGGCCTGGGTGATCGTGGCCGCCGCAGACAGCGTATAGGTGCCCACGCCGCCAGGAGTGCCGCTGACCTGAGTGCTGATCGTGGTGTTCGCCGGGATGCCCAAGCCAACCACAGTCGCGCCCTTGCGCAACAGATCGGTTCCGGGAGCGACCGAGGTCACCACGAGGGCCGTGCTCGAGGCGAGGGTGGCGACGCCCGAGAACGGCGTGGCCTGCCCGACGATCGAGGTACCGGCCGCAACGTTCGTGCCGGTGAACACATCCCCCTGGTTGAACGAACCGTTTGCAACCGCAGTCACGAGCGCGAAATTCGACGTGGTGGTGACGGTGTCGCCGACCGCGCTGGCGGTGGCGGCGGCCGACATCTGGTAGGTGCCCACACCCCCGGCGATACCGGTGAGCTGCGCAACGATGGTGGTTCCGGTCGGGATGTTGGCACCCGTGGTCGAATCCGCGACCACGTCGCCCACACTGATGACGCCGTGCGTCGCAGCCGTCACGTTCAACGTGGTGGTGCTGTTCAGCGTCGCGGTGCCGCTGAAGCCAGCGGTTGCGGTGCCAGTGCCCAGCGTGGGGGCCGAGGCGCCCGACAGCGGCGCGCCGTCGTTCGGATCGGCGTACACGTTCTGGCCCACCGTCGCGCCAGCCGCGAACTTGGCCCAGAAATCACCCTCATTGAACAGGACAACCGGGAAGCCGGGCGGCACAACAAGCGTCTGTTCGCCCAGGAATTGAGTGATGAGTGCCTGTTCGTTGCGGCCCAGGAAACCAATCTGGTAGCCGGCGACAAACGACTGCGACACCTGCCCCTGCGGGCCGACCCACGCGAAGTTTCCGACGATCAGGCCGGTAGCCGGCGCAACCAGCTCACCCGGACCCGCCAACACGTTTGAAAACGGGTTGGTGCTGGCGAAATCGCCCTGAACCGCCGGGGCCTGGGTGTTGTTGACTTGCTTCTGGAACGACATGTGTGGTTTTCCTGTGGCGCCGGCCGATTAACGCAGCCGGCCGTAGCCGGGGATGACTTTGGACAGTTCCGATACGCTGGCGCCGTCCATGGCGCTGGAGGGCGTCGCAGCCGCCGCGCGGTCCTTCGCCAGTTTCAGCATCACGGGGAATGCGCTCTTGTCGATGCCGGCGGTATCAACACCGAGCTGCTTAAGCGCCGCTTCGTACGTAGCACCCGCACTATCGAACGTGGTTTTGCCCAGGATCGACTCGACTTCAGCGCGCGCCGTGTGGAGTGCATCGCGCGCGGCAACAGCCGCCGAGATACGCCGATCCACCTCAGCCGAATCAACCGCAGTCTTGCCGCCCGCGCGATTGCCGCCAGGGGTGGAAGGGTCCGACCCCTCCAGGTAATTCTCGTCGTTGGTGTGCTCCGGATCGTCATCACGATCCTTGGCGCTCCGTGCGTCGCGGGCGCCCTTGCGCGAATCGCGCGCACCCTTGCGGGCGTCACGGGCCGACTTACGATCCTTCGCTTCCTTGTCGGACTTGCCCTCGTCGGCCTTTTCCTCGGCCGCGTCCATCGCTTCCTCGCGCTCATCGCATGCGCGCTCGCGCTCGTCCATGTCGGCGTCCTGTGCCTTGGGCTGATCGCGCTCTTCGGGGGAATCCTTCGCTCGCTTGTCGGCGGCCAGGATGGCGGCCTGAAGATCTTCGGGCTTTTTGTCCGCAGCCAGGAACGGCGCGGCAATCGCGATCACTTTGGCAAGCTTCACGGCGTGGAATTCCTATAGAGGTTTACATAACGCACAGTCGTGAGTATTCCACGCGGACTTAGGATATGTCAAATTTCGGTATTGACCGTACCGTCAGTTTGTGCTACAGCGGCGAGTGAGTCGTTCACCATGACATCTGGCCCGGTGCGCCCGGTATCCACGATGGCCACGTGGTTAAAGATGATCGGCGCCGCCATGCGCCCGTCGTATCGCTCGCCTTCAATGGCGCCCGACTGCATCACTGGGGTGTAACGGTACCCTGGCGACAGCTCTTGCTGACGCTCTGACTCGATCGCTTCGATGCCGGCTTGATCCCACACGGTGAGATCCGCAACAAGATACGGCGGCATCCAACGTACGTTGGACACGCATCCGATGATCGTTTCCTTCTGCGGGCTCGCAGCAGTACTCGCAACGTGGCGCATCATCAGCGGTACGCGTTCCGCCGTGGGTGCGGCGGCGGCGAGCGCGGCAGCGTCGCGGTAGAGGTAATACACGCGATCCGGCTCGAGCCCGAGCTTTTCCGCGTCCGGTATTTCGTGGCCCAGATACGGGCAGATGTTCGCCTTCGAAATCCGGCAATCCTTCACGTGGAGACGCCCGTCTACGTCCTTCGTGCGCATCGTGCCGCCGCGGTCGAATGCAAGACGCGGACTCGTCGCAGCTTGCGCGGGGTCCGCGGCATCCTGCGCGTGTGCATCGGCACACTCAACATCCATGCCGGCGAGCGCCTTGAGCTGATGCTCAGCTTCCTTTTTCCCTGCTTCAATAGCTTCCTCTAACTCAACCTCAGGCTCCGCGTCCTTCGCCTCACGTTCCTTGCTGTACGCGATCGCCGCGGCTTGCTTTTGAGGTTTGCCAGCCGCGACTTCAACCTCAACGTTATGGCTGAACGCTTCCTTTGATTTGCCAGTTTGGAGCGGCATTACTCTTTCTCCTCGGAGGTCTGCACCTCCATCTGGCGCGCGTGGGCCGCTTCGGCCGACTCTTCACTGCGATTGTGCGCGTTGGTGGCGCTCGCTTCGCCCAGCCCAAACTCAGTCATCTCAGGTGGCTCAGGTGCATCGCCCTGCAAATTGTCATACCCGCTCTTGGGGTCATTCTTCAGCTTATCCCGCACCTCATCCGCAGCGATCACACTGTTGTCGAGATACACCGCGTCACGATCCGCGTCCGCCTTGCGCAACTCTGACTCTTCCTTCGGTGTGGGTTCGTACAGATTCTGCCACTCTTCGGTGATATCCGGGTCGATCTCGCCGTAGAGATCCATTTGCACCAACTCATGCACGCGGCGGAAATGGGCGGCGAAACCCAACTCGATCATTCCCTTCACGTACTTGTTGCGGGCCTGGAACTCACCTTCAGAGGACGAATTCAACCCCGTGGGGGTGATGCCGAAAAACTCAATCAATGGCATGCGCGACGGCGTGGCCATGTGCTCCTGGGCCTGAGCCTGAAGCTTATCCAACGAGCCGAGCGGCACGTTTTGCGTGCTCAACTCTTCCGTGTCTTTGTTGATCACCATCGCGCCACGGTTGTCGCGCGTGTGTGTAAATGCCTGCATGCGCGCCGGCAGGCCCGAAGGATCATTCGCGCCGGCTTGCAACATCTGCTGCATGTCTGTCGCCAATGTAACAATCGAGAAGATGTTGATCAGGTCATTGACGTTCTTAGCGGTACGCAGCCAACGGTTTACGTAGGGCATCATCAATTGGGTGATGCTGATACCTGAGAAGTCGTACGCGGGTTTCAGGAGATCGGGTACTTCGCGGAATATGAACGTCAACAGACGCGAGCTGTGCGTTTTCCGCCCCAGCACAAACCACGATTGCGGTTTGTAGAAGTCAGGCCGCTCGGGGTGCGTGGAATTCCACGAATAGGGGGTGAGCCAGTAGGGCTCAATGCAGGAAAAGCCAACAAGCGACCCCTTCTCGATCTTTTTTAACGGCACCTGCCGCGTGCGATCGTCGTCCTGCCCTTTCACCGACACGTAGATGTGCGCGCGTCCAAACTGTTCGGTTTTCAACGCCGCTTCGCGGAACAGATCGCGCACCTTAAGCGATTCGAGCCGGTCAGTGATGTCTTTGATTTTCTCGCCGAGATCTTTCTTTTTATCCTTGGATACCAACTTCACCCACGCGCGTGTCATCTCCGTGGAAAGTGCTTCCGCGGGCGTGCGGTATTCGGTAATCTGCGCCAGCTCGGCGAGGTACGGGAATCCAAGGAACGCTAACCCCGGCCCGAGCGCGCCGTTGCCGGTAAAGCCCCACGCGGCCGGAGGCGCGTTGTCCTGCGCAAGCGGTTCCTCATAGCCGCTGTCCATCGCCAGGACGACTTGCGAGCGCGCGGGCAGTGTCTCCGGGCGCACCCCAGGCAACACGGCGGGGAGCTTATAGGACGAGCGGGGGGCCTCCTCTTCGCGCGGTGGCCGCTCGGCTTCGGCCAGCAGCGTTTTTATGCGGCCCCATTGGATTGAGCCATCGGGGGCCACCGGCTCAGAATCGCCAGCAGAGGCCGGCGCGCGCCGGAACAGCGAACGGAGTTTGGCTAGTATGCGCATACCCCGATAGTACGGGGTACGCTGCATTATGGCAAATTAGACGATATCCTGTGTACCTGCGTCTACGGTTCCTGACGCGAAATAATCGTACACTTGCAACGGCACACTATGCGCGCCCCGCGGCGGTGTGGCGATCGGCTCAGCCGGCATCCGCGCGCCCGGTGCGAGTGGCGCGCTCCCAAACCGCTCGTGGATTTCCTGCGAGAGTGCCAACGCGCGCCACGCCATTTGGTCGGCTTCATCGAGAATTTGCCGAACAGGAAATGCCCCCAGCGGAGTGTCCCCGCGGTCACACGCCGTAACAAGGTCGTCCAGGTCCATCAAATGCCGCATCACACAATCGGCATGGTCCTGGGATTTGCCGCGCGCGTGGTGCAATTCCTCACCGGGGTTGTGTTTGTCGTTCCCGATCTTAGAAATACGCGCCACTCCAGCGAGCGCGGCGGCGAAGTACCTGACGCAACCGCGCCACACGGGCACATTCTTACGTTCCTCGGAATCGGTTGGAAGAGTCATGTTTGTCATTTGTGGCCCCATTTTCTTGCGTTGAACCATCGCCGGATGACCAACTGCCGCGCGATGGAAATTCCCGTGAACACCACGCCGATGGCGAAATTGTTAGCGGGCGTCAACCCGCGAATACCGAACAGCGGCAGCACGATCAGATTGGCAACATAGTTGATTGTGAATCCTATCACTATGTTGGTTTTAGCCTCTACGATAGAGCCCCACCAAGTCTGTCGTCCTGTCGCCATTCGCTCACCTCGATGTTACAGATGCCCACGGTGCCTTGGCTCGTCTGACCGAGCGGTCACAGTATAGCGGCGCATCGAACGTAATGCCATGGTCTGGGTGAGTGATCCAAAAATTCTGGCTGGGCGGTTCGGGCCGGAAGTTGTTCTGCTTCGCGTATTCGTCATACCCCTTCAATGTGCCGTTGCCACGTCCACGAGCCCATAGATATCGGGTGTGCCAGTGGCCGAAACACATTATGTCATACGGCTCGTTGACGGCCGAATATGCTGCGGACTTCTTCTGCTCGCCGCGCATCAAAGGGCCAACGGGGCCGATGATCGAATCGCCCGCCCGGAACTGGTCGCCGTGGGTGATCAGGTACCGCGTGTTGTACGCGCGATAGACGCCATCAGCGCCGTCCGGGATGTAGAACACAACGCGACTGTCCCCGGTCGCGGCGAAATGCTCCGCCAGGAATTGATACAACAACCAATCGAATGATGTGTGGTTGCGATCTTTGGCCCACGTCTTTTTGGTATCGCGCCCGTGGTTACCGCCTACGCAAGGTACGAATACGCGGCCAAACACATCCGCCAGTGTCGTCAGCGTGGGTACGAGGTGACGATAGAGGTCTAACACCGTGGGCATGGTGTTCAACTCATTAGTGGCCTGCAACTCATCGTGGATGTTGCCGGAGATCATATCCCCCAACAACTGCGCGACGATGCCCGGATACTCCATTTCCGGGCTGACGATACGCGCCAACCGCACACAGCTATCCACTGTGGATTTCAAACGCTTGTGTGCTATGGTGAGATTGAACTCATTCATCCCACCCATTTGGCGTTTGTCAACTCGCTCGCCCCAATGAAAGTCGCTAAGCTGCAGCGTGGGGACACCCGGCGCCCCA